TTACTTAAAGACGATGTCAAAGTCAATCAGGTATTTATGGCCGTAATTATTGTCTCGGCGCAGGACTGAAACCTTTTCAACCACGGACAGGAAAACACGCCTACGAGCTTCCGGCGAGGCAGGACAGTTACGAACCACAGCGCAAATATCAGCCGGAGCAAGGCGTTCGACTTCGGAGGTGGGGGAGTTTTCCAAAGCGGCAAGTTCGTTTTGCAGGCGGGATTCGTCAGCTTTTAAGGAGGCGAGTTTTTCCGTCGCTTCCGATTGAGAGAGCAAGGATTGAGAGAACCACGACATAACAGCAGTTCTTTCCGTTTGGATCTTCTCTATGCGCTTTACGATCTTTTGCCGCTTGTTTTGTTCCGGGATGGCGGGGAGGCACTCAGCACCAGCGCGGCCCCCGATGTAAGCCGTGACCGTTTCTTCTGATGTGCAGATTTCTTCAAGGACAGACCAAAAGAGGGCGTCAGTCACAACAACGTCCATAAGACGGGCGGCACATTTCGAGCCATTCCGGGGTGGCGTGTTTACACAGGTATACCAGCGGGCATTTCGTTTACCGCCACCAGTTATGCGGATAGAGCCGCCACATGCACCGCAGACCGCAACGCCTTGGAGCAAGGCCGGGTAACTATTCTTCTGCCACACCTTGTACGTCCTATGCTTGGACTTTATCGAGAGGGCCTTTTGGTGTAGTTCGGCAGGGATAATTTGCGGGCAAGACATTTCGATCCATTCTTCGCGGGGCCGGGGGAGTCTTTTGTAGGACTTCGGCCCCGTCTTTTTGTGATATTGTGTATTGGCAAAGTATTTCCCGGTATAGTGGGGACGGTGGAGCAGGTTTCGGACAGAGGACGCACACCACGACACATTCCCACTAGGACTGGGGATCCCCATATTATTGAGCTTTTCGGCGATATACTCACAGCCGCCGACCATTTCTTCCACATACCAGCGGTAGATCATACGGACGACTTCTGCCTCGGCAGGATTTATTTCATAGCAACTGTTTCCCCTGTCGAAGTCATAGCCGTAAATATGGGAGTCGCAGATAGCTTTCCCAGCGCGAAGTTTAGCACGCTTTCCGCGCATTGTTCGCTCCCTTATCTTGGCACGTTCGTATTCAGCAAATACGCCTTTCATCTGATAGGACATATTGCCCTCAGGGGTATTGTCGAACCGTTCGAGGACGAATACGGGGCGGCACCCAGCTTTCTCCAATTCCTCCGTCAAGATAAGCTGATGTATCAATTTCCGAGCCATACGGTCAGCGTCGTGGAAGATTACAGCCTCGTACAGGCCATCTTGAACAGCGTCCCGGAGACTGTCCAGGGCAGGGCGTTCGAGAAAGCCGCCGGAATAGCCGTCGTCGATGTATTCTTTCACGACAAAAGCACCCATTTCCGCAGCCTTTTTCCGGCAAGCCTCTATTTGTGTACCGATGGAATAGCCGTGCTCGGCTTGCCATTCGGTTGATACACGGGCATAAATAGCAACATTCATGTGGTCAAGATTTCCCCTTTCAAAATTTCGGTAAAAGTGTCAGATTGCTTTCAAAGCACCTTTTGAAAGCGACAAAAAATATTCCATGGTTCGGAATAAAATTATTCCATTGCGCACAATGTAAAAACGCAAGGCGAAAAGTCAAGCAAAATGCAAAAATCGAAGAAAAGTAAAGTAAAAGCCCCGGCCTTTAGGCTAGGGCTTGTTTTCTGTCAAAGATTGTCCTTATTCTTCTGAAACCATTCTTCTAAGTCCGGGTGGGAAGCAGGATTTTTATGCCATTCAAGTATATCGCTCACAGGCCGCGGCTCAAGGATAAGGCAGCACTTACAGCCTTCATGGGCAGGATAGGGCGGGCACTCGTCCGGGGAATAAACCCCGTCGCCATTCACACCGCCATGAGCGTATTGGTCGCAAACATCTATTTCCTCATGTGTATTCGACAACGCCCATCGGATTTTACAGCCCGGAGCTTTTTTCGCTTGCTCGATTGTCCGAAGGCCACACTGCCGCGTAAACTCAGTATCTTCTTTTATTCCCATTGTAAAGCTCCTTTTTATGCAATTTGACCCACCTAGAAACCTCCCGGGATAAAAACCTTTATGTCCCTGTCCCCTTGTTCTCCCCCTCAGATACCTGTTTTTGATATTCAAGGTAGTTGAGAAATTGTTCTGTTTGGGCTACGGTTTGGGCATCGGCTCGCGATAACCTAGAATAAAGTTGGGCAGCAGGGGAATTATCAGTAGCCGGGGATTCTTCACCTATGAGCCACCCCACAGACACACCTTCAATACGGGCTATCTTTTTGAGAGTGTCAAAGCTCGGCTCGCTTTTCCCGAGCAACCAGCCTTTAAGCTGCCCCTCCGACACTCCTAAGCGTTCGCGGTATTCCTTTTGTGTACCACGCATACCGGGGCGTGATTGAAACCTTCTAAAAAGGTGGTTGATACGTTCGCAGAATGTTCCTGCGTCCTCATTGTTCATAGCTTTTCACCCCCATACACTATACCATAAAATATAAATTTTGTCCTTTTGTGATTAAATTTATCTAAAAAAGTATAAAAAATATCTTTACAAGTATAAATTTTAGCGTTATAATGTGTTCAACAGATAAAAAATATCTGGTAAGCAGATAAATAATATCCATAACCACAGCAAAAGGGGGAGGTGCAAAAGGGTGGACATTTCCATCAAGGGCGAAATTGCCCGCAGAAACTTGAAGTACAACGAAGTTGCCAAAGCCGTAGGGATTAAGCCGCAAACGTTTTACAGAAAGCTGGACAAAAACTCTTTCAGCTTACAAGAGGCGGCGAAGATTTTTAGATTCCTTGGCATAAAAGTAGCCGTTGTCGAGGGTTGATATTTTTTTACCATTGAGCAGATAAAAAATATCTACAAACAAGATAAAAAACATCTAAGGGAGGCGACGCGATGGAATATAGGGACGGCCAGACATACACCTTTAAGCTCGGTGAATGTACGGCAAGGGTTACACTTCACAACTTCACCCCGGCAGTCAAGGAGAGATTCAGCGAGGCACTAGGCCGGGAACTTTACAAGGCATATTCAGAAAGAGAGGGATTACATGACGGAAGGGAATTGGCAGCACGAGCAATGGCGTAAGGCACTCAAGGAGAGGAGAGCCAAACAGAAACGGCGCGAAAGCGTTATCAAAAAGGTTTTGGCAGGGGCAGCCCTTGTTGGGGCGGCGATTATCTTTACCGGATTCTACGATGGTGACCAGCGACTTGTCACAGAAACCTACACCGTCAAAGAGGGGGACACGCTGTGGAGCATTGCCACAGAATACCTCAAAAAGAACACAGGCGGCAGAAGGTACATCTTGGAATTTAAGCAGGGCATTATCGAGAATAACCCGGAATTGCAAAACGGCAACGCGGGACATATCCGGCCAGGGCAGGAAATAATCATCAACTACTTTGTGAAGGAGGAAAAGGAGCAATAAGCCCGTTATCTATTCTAATTCTTGCATAGTTTGGAGGGTTAGACGATGAACGAACGGTGCGCAGAAATGGCATTTAAGGCACGGCATTGTGCAGGATTGACAAGGGAATGTGCGTCAGAGATTTTGGGCATTGCGCCCCGGACGCTTGCATACTACGAAGGAGGCAGGGACATACCAGACGAGATTATAGCCAAAATGGTGATGGCATACAAAAGCCCGGAATTAGGCTATCACTACTTGAGCAACGACCTAGAAACCGGGCGACTGATTTTGCCGCGATTAGAGGCGGCGGGGATTTCTTCTAGTGCTTTACGGTTGCGTGTAGTTATGAGACGGGCAACGGCGGTTATTGAGCTGATAGAAGAAATTTGTCAAGACGATGTTATCACAGCTGACGAAGGTGAACCCTTCCGGCGGTGTGCAGCTCCCATCAAAGAGTTGGCAGCAGCTTGTATGGGAATTGGTTTATGGGCATTAAAAAAGCCCGTTGGGCGACCGACCCAACAGGCTAGGGATTCAAAACGCGACTGAGCAGAGTCACTTTTGAACACTTACAACGTCATTATAGCACAAGCAAAGGAGAATGACAAAATGAAATTGAGCAGAGTTTTTATAGAGCACTTCAAAGGGCTCGACAAAATGGACGTCGCCCCGGAAGGCAAAGACGTAACGGTGCGCGGCAAGAACGGCAGCGGCAAGACGACTATCGCTGACGCTTACGCTTGGTGCATGACCGGGAAGGGGTTCGACGGCAAGACCATCGACACGCAGATTAAGAAGCGGGCTGAAGATGGCTCTACCCCGAACGACGGCGGCGTGGAGCACGCTGTGGAAGTTGTTCTTGAGAACGAAGGACGGCTGATTACCCTCCGGCGCGAGTTCAAAGAAAAATGGGAAAAGCACCGGGGGACGGCAGACAGAGAGTTTAAGGGACATACAACCGTATACAGCATTGACGGCGTACCGATGCAGAAAAAGGAATTTGAACGCCGGGTAAGCGACCTTGTCAAAGGCGATACTTTCCAGATTCTTTCTATGCCATTGCATTTTTGCACAAACGTGAAGTGGCAGGACAGGCGCAAGGTTCTTATGATGATGTGCGGCGATACGCCGGATAAAAAGATTATTGACGATAATCCTTCTTTAGAGCCTCTCCGCAAAGAACTGGAGAACAAGACCATTGCAGATTATCGCAAGGTACTCCAATCGAAAATGAAAAAGAACAACGAGGAAGCCAAAAGCATACCTGCCAGGATTGACGAACTCACAGGAATGATGGCTGAAACCTCCGGCAACAAAGATGTGCTCGAAACCGAATTAAAGAGCCTCGAAAAGCAAAAGGCAGATAAGGAAAAAGAGCTTGTCGGCATTAAGAACGGCGGCGAAATTGCAGAAAACAAAAAGCGCATTGCAGAGCTCGAAGCCAAAATGACAAAGTTCGTTGCAGAGTTTGAGGCAGATTACAGCCGTAAGGCCGGGGAGGCTGAAAGAGTTGTCGCCGGGTGCAGGGCAAAAATCGAGCGTTTAGGGGAAACCATTGAGCGTAACCAGACGGAGATAGAGCGGTCAAAGGCGGCTGCAGAAACCGCTGACAAATTGGCAGCAGGACTCCGTGAAGAATGGGGCAAGGTTCAAAAAGAGGCGTTCCCGGACAATATCAAAGATACCTGCCCTTGCTGCGGGCAAAAGCTCCCGACGGAACGAGTCGAAGAACTACGGCAGAAAGAGCTGGACAAGTTCAACCTCGATAAGGCGGCGAAGCTGAAAGCCATCAACGAAAAGGGCAAGCGGATTATGGCAGACAAAGCCAAAGACCTCGATAAGGTTTCCGTGTTGGAAGCCGCTAATACAGAGGCGCAAGCCCGAATTGATGAACTTTCAAAGAGTCTCGAGGACTCCGAAAAGATGTTGGCGGGCTTGGACAAGCCAGAGGCGACCAAACAGCCGGACTACCTCACCATGAAAGAAGAAGTTCAGTTCACGGAAAACATTATCAAGAGCCTGCAGGCGGGCGGCGAACAAGAAGCGCGGGCGGCAGAAATTGAGATAACAAACCTTGGTGCAGAGATTTCAGCACGGCAAGAAAAGCTCGCGGCCTTCAAGCAGAATGAGGCTATGGAAGCCCGCATAGAGGAATTGAAAGACCGGGAAAAGACGCTCGGCAAGATGTACTCCGACCTTGAAAAGCAGCTATTTCTCACAGAGGAATTTTTGCGGGCAAAAGTTAAGGCGACAGAGGATAACATCAATAGCCATTTTAAGTACGTCAAGTTCAAAATGTTTGAGCAGAAAATCAACGGGGCGTTGGAAGAATGTTGCGAACCGATTATTGACGGTGTACCGTTCAACGACGGCCTCAACAAGGGCAATCGCATGAAGGCGGCTTTGGATATTGTCAACGCTTTAAGCAAGTATTACGGCGTATCGCTCCCGGTATTCATTGACGACTGTGAGAGCTACACCAGCCTTCCAGATGTTGACGCTCAAGTTATTAAGCTCATAGCCGACGGGGCGCATGACGAACTGTCGGTAGAGATAGATGATTAACCATTTAGACCATTAGGAGGAATTTACAATGGCAAACGAGATTCAGACGGTAGAGACGGCAGCAGAGGTAAAAGCGGCGGCACCACAAACCAAAAGAGACGTAATCCCCGGATTCGGTTCTATTGAATCGTTTGAGGCATTGCAGAGAATGTCGAAGCTGCTTGCAACAATCGACCTGCTCCCGGCGCATTATCACAACAACCTCGGTAACTGCGCGATTGCGCTCAATATGGCAACGCGAATGAACGCAGATGTTATGATGGTCGCCCAAAACTTGTATGTGGTATACGGCAACCCGGCATGGAGCAGTAAGTTTATGATTGCCACTTTTAACCAGTGTGGCAAGTATTCCAGTATTCACTACAAGGAAACAGGCAAGAAGGGTACAGATTCTTGGGGCTGCATTGCATGGGCAAAGGAGCTGGCCACGGGCGAAATTTTGGAAGGTCCTGAGGTTACAATCGCGATTGCAAAAGCCGAAGGCTGGTACAGCAAGAACGGCAGTAAGTGGCAGACAATGCCTGCGCAGATGTTACGTTACCGCGCGGCCGCTTGGTTTATCCGTACCACCGCGCCGGAATTGTCTATGGGCTTGCAGACCGTTGATGAAGTTGTGGATTCAGAGCCTATCAACATCACGGAGGAAATTAACGCAAACGCGAACCGGGAAGAATTTATCCCGGAGGCACCTGCTCCGGCGATTACTCCAGGTCACAAGGCAACGATGGCAGACCTTGACAAGGCCGAAAAGGAAGCCGTACCAGTAGAAACCCCGGCAAAGGAAGAAGCAAAGCCCGCTGAAAAGAAGGAAGCACCCGCGAAAAAGGCAGCAGCCGAAAAGCAGGAAGCCCCTCAGCAGGAAACCTTGATGGAAGGTCCGGGATTCTAAATGCTTAAGATAGCAGTACACGCAAGTGGATCTAGCGGGAACTGCTACACGGTGACAGACGGCAGAATCACGGTCATGCTTGACTGTGGTTTACCGTATCGCCGGATACAGCAGTTGACAGGATTTCAGCACCCGGACGCGGTTTTCATCACGCACGAACACAACGACCATATCAAAGCCGCTAAGGACTTTATGAAAAAGGGCGTTGATATTTATATGAGCCGGGGAACGATGGAGGCGGCAGGACTGGAAGAAAACCACCGCTTACACATCTTGAAAAATCGTCAATCGGTTTCGATTAAAGGAATTGTTGTCAGCGCATTTGATACCCAGCACGACGCAGCTGAGCCTACTGGATTTCTTCTCGACGATGGAGAAGATAGATTACTTTACGCCACAGATACATATTATCTGCATTACAAATTTCCGGGGCTGACAAGGATTATGATTGAGTGTAATCATTCTTACGAGATTTTGAAGGAAAATGTAGGGAATGGTTCTTTACCAGAGGCGCTGGAAAAGCGATTGAAACAAAGCCATTTTTCCATTGAAAATCTCAAGAAATTCTTTGCAGCTAATGACCTTTCAAAGGTTAAGGAAATATGGCTGATTCACCTTTCAAAAGGCAATGCAGACCCCGGACAATTTCAAAAGGAAATTGAAGCATTAACCGGGTTGCCTGTTTATGTGGCGAAAGGAGGCTGAAAATGACTGAATTACAACAATTCAGAGGGTGCTCACGTTGCAGATTCAAAGAGGTTATAGACTGCGGCGGCGGTTTTGTGATTGTAGGCTGTACGCATGAACCGTATAAAGGCAAATGGGTTGCTGAAATTGATAAGTGTCCGAGGGACGATTTTCACGAATTGTGCCAAAAGAAATGGACGCCACGAAGAATGTAGGGAGGTTCTTATTTTGACTAACGGAAAGATTGTTATTGACAAGATAAAATTCATGGAAAAACAGGGCAGGATTAAGATTGATTTCAAGAATAGTGCAGACACCAACGGCGGGCAGTTTTCCGGCATTTATTCTGAACCTGCCGACCCGGTATTTTACGAGGCAATGAAAAGCCTTAGAACGGACGCGGTAAGCATTTTGGAATTGCCGGAAGATATTACAAGCAGATTAGTGCCTTTTGGGGTTACGTTTCACTACAACGAGGGCGGTAGAATGGGGGCGATTATTACCAGCCGCCTTATGATTCCTTTGTTGGGGAATGAAACCGTTATTCAAACGCCGATGATGAAATGTTATGACGGCGGTAATGACGAAGATAAATGCTTTTCAGAGGAAACGGCAAAGAAGCTATGGGCACTCGAAAAAGAGGCGCGACGGTATTTAGCCGGGGAGAGAGCGCAAACGAACTTGTGGGAGCAGCAGGAGCAGCCGCAACCACAGGAAGAAGCCCAGGACAGCGAAGTGCCGGAGCTGGAGGAAAATGTCAAGGCATTGGAGGCATAACATGAGGCGGCTTTTAGGCAAAGGGGGTGATTCTATTGGCTAGGCCGCAAAAAACCGGGCTTGAATATTTCCCCTTAGATGTGGATATAGATTCAGACGAAAGGGTCGAGTTTATCCTTGCCAAACACGGCTTTATGGCGTTTGGGATTCTAATAAAGCTGCTGATGGAGATATATCGACAGGGCTATTACATTACGTGGACGGAAAGATTGCGCTATGTGTTCGCTAAACGGGTTAATGTAGACAGTATGTATACGGAAACCGTGGTTTCCGCATACATAAACGAGGGGATTTTTGAGAAAAAACTGTTTGACGAATATGGGATTTTAACATCCCATGGCGTGCAAGCCCGCTATTTACAAGCCTCCGGGCGCAGGGTAACGGTTGAAATGATAAAAGAATTTTGTCTTTTAGACCCCAAAGAACTGCCAAAAACGCCAAAAATCACATTTATCAATGTTTCTGTATGCAAAAACCCTAGTTTCCGTATACATAATGACGACGGAAACGGCGATAATTGCGACATTACGCCTACAAAAACCCCACAAAGTAAAGTAAAGGAAAGTAATAAAGATGTTGTTGTTACCCCCTATAATCCCCCTCAAAAGGGGGACGAAGATATGGAGCTAGAAACAGAGGTGACAGAAAAGGACGAAGCGACCGCTAACGTATTTACCCTCTTTGAGAACAATATCCACCCTATCACAGGGCAGATAGAGACAGACACGCTGTCAGACCTCTTAGACCATTACGGGGAACATTGGACGACAGAGGCCATCAAGGAAGCAGCATTGCGGAATGGTCGCTCGGTGAAATATATCCAGTCAATTCTTGAGGCTTGGGAGCGTGACGGATTCAAAGCACCAAAGCCGGAAAGGAGCAAAGCAAATGAACGAGGACTTCAAAGCACTCGTAGAAAAAATCAATGCCAACCGGGCGAAGGCGGGGATGTCCCCGACAGCCTCAAAGAGTTCTATGCAGACATCGAAGAAGTCAAAAACAGACCTAAACCGTGGGAAGTACAGCGACCTGACGGAACAGGAATTTGAGGCGCACAAGGACGACATAGCCGCCATTGAGGCGGCGCAGGAAGTATGCCACGGGTGCAGAGGGGCAGAATGCAGGCAGGGCGTGACGGGCATGGTCCCAGTCATTGCCCCGGAGAACGGCAGATTTTACACCGCCATGAGAATGTGCAAGTGGGAGAAGTTGCGCCGGGAGAACAAGCGCAAAGAAAAGCTATTCAGTAGGGCACGGGTTCCATTCGCTTACAGCCGGGACAATTTCAGCACATACAAAGTTACCGCGGACAATCAGACAGCCGTCGAGGCGGCAAAGTGGAGCTTACAGGAAGGCAACAAACGCGGCCTTTTTCTCTATGGCAAGACCGGGACAGGCAAAACAAAGCTGGCGGCGGTCATTGCCAACGAAAAGACCGGGCGCGGGGAACAAGTTTTATTTTCTTCGGTCCCGGACTTTCTCGCAGATATTAGAGCCAGCTATGGGAAGAACGCGAACGCAGAGACGATGGAGCTGGCGCGGGATATTCCCTGCCTTATCCTTGACGATTTGGGGGCCGAAAAATTAACGGACTGGGTAGGAGAGCAGTTGTTTTGCCTCTTGAACCATAGGTACAACGAGGGCTTACAGACCATCATCACGAGCAATTACGAGCCGGAAACCATCATGTCACGCCTTGTAAGCATAGACAAAGATGGACGCTTGGACGACACGCATGCACGGCGAATTATGAGCAGGATCTTCGGAATGTGCGAAATGGTATGCGTCGGCGGCAAGGATTGGAGAAAGGGAGGAATGACACTTTGAAAATTGACAAGGATATACCTTTTGCGTTTACGATACCGGGGCAACCAGCAACGAAGAAAAACAGCCCCGTCCTCGTAAGGGGGCGGGCGGTTGTTTTGCCGAGCAAGGCATACAAAGCATACGAGAAGGCTTTTCGCAAGGAGCTGGAACGGATTGAGGCCGAAAGGGGAGGGTTACCGCACTATGACGGTCCCGTCCAACTGTGGGCAAGGTATTTTCTGCAGGACAGGAGAGCCTACCCGGATTTGAACGGGCTTATCCAGGCAACGCAGGACATCATCAGCGACGAATATAGCCACAAAGACCACCGCAAGACCTTGAAGCGGCGGTGGATTCTTGCAGACGACCGTCTCGTGAAGAGTCTTGACGGGTGCAGGATAGCAGGAATAGACAAGGATTGTCCGCGCGTTGAGATTTACATAGAGCCGTTGGAGGTTGACGCGGAGCAGGAGACAGACCCGGCGATAGTACGGCTGATTAAAGAGCGAATGCAACAAGGGCTTTTCTAAGCTAGGGGGGCGGGAGCTATGGCAAGCGACTGGAACATAGAGCATTATCGAGATCCCACCGCGAATGCGGCGATACGGGACGAAGCAAGGGAAATGTGGCGGGCGAAGGCCAAAAAGGCCATCTTTGCGGCAAAGGCCGCCCTCAAAGCGCATGGCTTCGAGGCTGTGGGGAGAATTTCGATTAGAGACCGCAAAAGCGGGAAATTGTATTAAATCGCCCTGATAGCCCCGTTGAGCGATTTTAGAACACAGGGCAGGCAAGTATATCAAACCGCGATTAAAAACGCACCTGCGAGGCGTGAGGGGCAAATTAGAGCATTTTGAAAGAGGTTCAGACAATGAGTTTTGCAAGAGCAAGAGCGCGAAAGGAGAAAAAAGCCGCCCGCAAGGGGCAAAAAGAAGGAGTCAAGGACGCGGTCAAAGTCCGGCAGAGCGTCAAGACGGCATACGTCAACCAGTACCGGGCAGACCTTATCCGGCGCAAGGTTACGCTACACAACCTGTCAGCCTGTTTTCTTCTGACCATGCACGACGGGTACGGATTCGGGAGGGGGCGACTATTGAGACTGCGGGACAAAATGCAGAGTATTTTTGATTCGCTGATTGCAAAGACTGTCAGCGTTGAGGAAATAGCGGCATACCTCCGGGAAGATCTGAAAATGGACGTAGGGGTTGACGCTTTCGACTCGAAGGCCAGCCACAACAGGCAGATAGAGATTCGGTGCATAAAAGAAATGTCGTCGGCTTTTCTCATGGCATTGCTTGACGAGTTTGATTTCAAGCGAAAGAGATTGACAGACGCTTACACGATGGTATGCGAGCTTAGTGACAGCGTGGGGCGGCACGAAACGACCTACGAGGCGATTTGTGAGAAAGTGGAGAAGGTTATGAGCCAAAAGGCAGGAAATAGCCACAAGGCGTGTTTTAGAGCTGTTACCTACACAAACCCTTAAACAATTAAATAAAAGCGTTTCTAGGGGCAATGTTACCGAGCACAAATGGAAATTTAGAGCATATAAAAGGGAGACAAAACGCATGAAGTTGAAAAAGAGCAGTTATCCGCTCCAGGAATTTCTGAAAGGGCAAGTAAAGCCCTGCTTGAGCACCGAGGATTATACAAAGCTGTTAAGGCTTATCAATGATTTTGTGAGGATAAGATTTTTTGAATTAGCCAAAAAGGAAAATCAAAGGGAACGGCTGATTTATTCAGCACAAGAAATTAAAGCTATTTGCAAAACAAGAAAATGCAAGGATTGCCCCTTTTGTTACGGCTTTCGAGATTTTACTTATTTATGTCTTATGGATAGAAAAGATAATGACGGTGCTATGCCTAAAGAATGGGTAGTTTAACTGACTAAAAGGAGAATGTGAAATGAGAAAAAACCACAACAAAAACAACGGCGCATGGGCAGCAGTTTTCAGCCTCACGAAAGAGCTTTATTTATTGGGGAAGGCCGTCAGAGTTTTGGGGAGTTGGACGGCAAAAATTGACCGCGATATAAGCGAAATTAAGAAGTCGGTCAAGAGAACGGAAAAGAAAAAACCGCTGCTTTTGCTCGCGATTCCGAAACCTTGCGATGGGGAGCTTTACAGAAATTGGACGTTGGACAATTATGCGAAAAAGGTTGACGAAGAACACGCGGAAATGTTCGAGGCTTATGTCAAATGGAGAGCCACGGGAGAGGAAGCAGACCGTCACGAATTTTTGAGGGAGTGTACGGATTCAATCGTGGCCATCACCAGCTTTATGAATAAGGCCGGAGCAGACATTCACGAACGACAGAAAGTTTTGTGCGAAGTCAACAACAGCAACGCCACCCGCGACAATGGAAAGAGGTTCAAGAAGGGAGCGTAAGACCATGAAAGTCGTATGGACGGAAAAGGCCGAACAGGAATATGCGGCACGCCACCCCGGCAAGCGGAACCAGCGCAAGGCAGGGACGCAAGTTATTTACGACGGAAAGCCCGTCGCCGTGTCAATGTCAGATAGTGCCGTGTTCAGGGCATACAAGGCCCGCGGCTGGGTAAGAGTTCTTCGGGAGAAGAAGCACGAATACATCGGAGACCTAAGCCCCCGGCCTAATAATTGCCTGTCGGACGAAGCGCGGGAAGAACGGTGGCGGCAGCTACAAAATTATTTCGGCAGCGAGGAAAAGTACAGCATGAAAGAGATTACAGATTTCATGGGGCTGACCTGCACCGACACGCTGAAGCATTTTGTCGTTAAGTATGGCAAGGAAATGGCGGCCAGGTACGGAAAGTTGCCATACAAAAAAGGCTTGGGAGCTATCTACACGGCATTGATGGAAAAGCCGCCGAAAGAGCCGCCGAAACTGGACGCGAGGGTCGCAAAGCAGAATAAGCGGTGGAAGATTCTTTGCAAGGAGATACGGCAAAAGAAAGACCTGCAGCAGATAGCCAGAGATTTAGGACTCGGTAGACCGGATTCCCTGCGGGACTTTTTCAGTAAGCACGGGGAAAGGCTTTTTAATGAGTTTGGGGCGCTTCCTTATTCGCCCGTATTGCCAAAGTATATGCGGAAATATATGGAGGGCGTGGCATGACGGATTATTACATCGGGATTATCGTAGGCGGCCTTATTGGCTACGGATTGTCTCTTTTGACCATGTTGTTCGTTTGGAGCTTGTGCGTAGTATCAGCGAAGGCAGACAGGAGAGCTGACAATGGAAAATGAAACGAGAAAACTGTTAAGTTATTTGTGTGCAATGATACAGCAAATAACGAATGAAAAAGATGCCGTTTCTGATGCACAGATTAAGCTAGTGAATGATGCGACAAAAGGATATAACGAAATGATAAATCAGAAAAACAGGAGGGCTGACAATGGCAAGGTGTAGAGGCTGCGGCAAGGAGATAATTTTTGTAAAGTCACCGGCGGGGAAGTTTATCCCCTGCGACCCTTCAAAGGTGATTTTCTCAAGGCCAGGGGAAGGAAAAGCACGCGTTGTCAAGCTAAATGGGGAGGTTATTTCCTGCACGATTGGAACAGGAGACGATATATCGGAAGCGGTAGGAGTTGGCTATATTCCCCATTGGTCAACCTGCAAGGCGGCGAACCAGTTCAGAAAGAAGAAGGAAAGCCCGTTGCAGGGAACACTATTTTGATTGACAGGAGGCAGAATAAATGAGCGGAATTTGTGAACCTATTACGGAAGGGATATCCATAGCGAATGAAACGGGCGGGATCTTTATTTATCTCAAACCCGGCGACGAATGGGACTTCAAGCCGGACAAGAAACACGGCGACAGACTTCTCGTAAGAAACGGTTACGATATCGCCATTAGCATGACCGTTAAGCAGTTCTACGAAACGTTTAAGATTACCAAAAGAAAAGAGGCCATTGCATAATGCAGGAATATGACAACGTGAACCACCCGGAACACTATCAAAATCCGGGTGGGGTTGAGACCATTGATATGATTGAGAATGTATTGGGGCTTGAAGGCTTTTTGGCCTACTGTTGGGGCAATGCGATTAAATATATTTGCCGCTGGAAGAAGAAAGGCGGCGTGGAGTCCTTGAATAAAGCCGTTTGGTACATTCAGAGGATTGAAAAGACCGAAGCGGCCATCATTAAGCAGAAACAGGAAAGAGGGGCAGAGCATTGACCAGCACGAGCAGAAAGACTCATAAACATACAAGGATTTCTTTGGAGTGGGGCGAGGAATACAGCTACTATGAGAGAAACGCGCAACTCCGTAAGGCGCAGGATCTTATTGAACACCCCCACCATAAGCACCACGAAGGGAGGCGAAAGCATTGAAGCAAGGTTTTGCCAGCTTGTTTCGCAGATTTTCACGGCTGGCATTTCGGGTACAACCGCCGAAGCACATCAAGAAACGGCAGAGGCGGCAGAGAGAAGCAAGGGACAGACGGCTGGGAAGAAGTTATTCCAGGCAGTAGGAGGCAGGGCCGAAAGGCCCTGCTATGATTTTGATTTTTATTTAGGAAAAGATTAAAATAACTACATGAGAATGACGATACTACCAGCAAAGGAGCGAGCAATATTGAGAGAGTACAGCGATTACATCGAAACGACACGCAGTTACTTGAAAAGGTACAGCCAGTTCAAAGTGACTATTGCTAATCTGAATGATGATATTGAAGCGTATGAACACGCCATAGAGCTAGATATTGCGGCTCCAATTTCAAAGTATGACAGCCAGCCGGGAGGTGGAACCCCGGAGCTGAATGCAGTTGAGCAGTTAGCGGCGAAACACGAGAAAATTATGGATATGATTCATAAGAACAAGGAAAGCATTCGGAACATAGAGAGGATCCTCCACAAGGTTGACCGGGCCATAAACGAGCTTAAGCCCGATGATAGATTCCTGATTAAGGGCCATTTTATTGATCATCGAAGCTGGGGAGATTTGAGCGCGGAAAAGTTCTTCACAGAGAAGTGGGCAAGGGAACGGTCAAGGAAAGCTATAAAGGAAATGGCATTTATGATTTTCGGGAACAAGGCATTACCCGAACAACAACAATTATTCGTATTTTATGAGTAAGCAAGAGGCAGGAATTAACCTGCCTCTTTTTATTGTGGATAATGTGGGTAAAACTGTGGAAAACTCAACCGACGAAAAACGCGGCATTTTCGGTTTATTTTTATATCGATTTTATGTGTATAATCATGGGCATAACGGTGCGGTTTTTGTCTTTTTTATGTGCGATAATAGTATCATCGAAAATTGAAAAACGGAAGCCACAAGGCACGAGCAAAACAGGTTCGGGCCTTTTTCATTGCAATAACATCTAGGAGGCAGGAAAGTGGAAACAAAGAAATTTAGGTTGATTGACATTAACCCGGCCCCGTACAATCCACGAAAGGATCTACAGCCGGGAGAGGCGCAGTACGAAGCCATTAAGAACAGCATTGAGCAGTTCGGATTCGTTGAGCCGCTTATTGTGAATATCCGGGACGGTAAGAACGTCCTCGTTGGGGGCCACCAGCGTTACAAGATTCTCTTGGAGCAGGGCGAGAAGGAAACAGAGGCCGCCATCGTAGACCTTGACGAAGGCGAAGAAAAAGCCTTGAACATCGCCCTTAACAAGATTGACGGCGAATGGGATTGGGGCAAGCTGAAAGACCTTATTGGGGAGCTGGACAAGGAAGCAGTTACCTCCATTGGTTTCAGCAATGAGGAAGTTGATGATATTCTCCGGGAGCTGGAACAGGAAAGCGGAAGCGATGATGATTCGGCGCAGGAAGGGCAGGAAGCCTCAGAAGGCGACGAAGGGGAGGAAGATATAGGAGAGGCCGAAAACACCCCGGAGAAGCCTTTTGAGGTGTATTTGAGCTTTTCAACGCAGGAAGCCGCCGAAGCATGGCTGACAGAGCACGGCATAGAAAAAGAGTTTGACAGCACCCGCAACGTCATTCTCGATTACGCAAAGGAGGCGCGGGACGAATGAGACTTGAAGAAAAGAGCCTGTCCGAGCTGAACGCGGCGACGTACAACCCTCGCGTGACGTTGGAACCGGGTATGGAAGAATTTGAGAAGCTGAAAACGAGCATAGAGCATTTTGGGGACGTGGAGCCTATTGTTTGGAACGAGCGAACCGGGAACGTCGTCGGAGGCCATCAGCGGTTACAGGTTCTTAAGTTCTTAGGTCGGGAGACGGCGACCGTTTCCGTGGTTGACCTTGGGGAGAAGGAAGAAAAGCTCCTTAACCTTGCACTCAACAAAGCAAAAGGCGAATGGGACAACGCGAAGCTGGAAAAGATGTTGCGCGATATGGACACCGAGAACTTGTATTTTACCGGGTTCGGTCCCGACGAAATAGCAGTTATGCTTGCCAGCAACGACGGCATAGACGACGAAGATTGGGACGAAGGCGACAACGACTGGCAGGACGATGTGAACTTTTACGGGGCCGCTTGGATTATCACGGCACGATTCAGGAACGCAGAGGAAGCTCAGGCATTTATTGATCGGGAAGGATTACCGGGAGTGTGCAAGGCGAACAGTAATACGACGGTTATTAGGTTCGGGGAGTAACGGCCTATGATATTCGTGATTATAGGGCAGGCCGGGGCCGGGAAAACGTCTTTCGTCAAAAGGCAGTTTCTTCAAGGCGAGCTTGAAGTCGTTGAAGATCTTGTTACCTACACCACCAACGGCAAATATTGCGCCATGGGGAAATATAACGTGGGGATTCGTTGCGAGGGCACGGATACACTCAGTTATTCAGCCGGGGAGGCTATACGGCGGCAGGTTGAAAAGCTGGTTATGCAGGGCAAGCACATCGTCCTAGAAGGAGACAGGATAAACAACGCGGCTATGATGAAGTTCCTTATGCGGTATTCGGAGCACGTTCAGTTAGTTCTTGTCTATTGCAGTATTACAGAGTCTATGCGGCGACTGCGGGCGGCAGGTTCGGACATAACACCGGCATTTGTGAAGGCGACCAAAACAAAGAGCAAAAACAACTTTCTGAAGTACAGGAAGTATTTCAGAGGCAAGGCGATAAATACGGAGGCGAAAGAGATTGGGAGAAAGACCACAGATTAAGCAGAACTATCCATCACCACGATGGAGCATGGAGATTCCTGATTGCTCCATGCCTATGACATTCGACACATACAGCAAGTGTGCATACAACTGTTTGTATTGTTTCGCGTTTTTTCAAAAGAGCCACACTTTGAAGGGCTACAACAGCAAGAAGAACGCAGGACAGATTGAGATTCGGAGCGTAGACCCGAAGAAGGTCATTGACCTATTCGAGAAAGCTTTTGCTCACGACGAAAGCGCAAGCGCGGTACAAAAGCAATTCTTCCCATATATCCAGGCAAGGAAGATTATGCAGTGGGGCGGCCTTGCAGACGAATTTGACGAATGGGAACGGCGATACGGCGTGACGCTGGAACTTCTCAAGTATTTCGACAAGATTGACTACCCGCTTTCTTTCAGTACCAAAGCGGCATGGTGGACACAGGACGAAAGATACATGAGCCTTTTCCGAAAGCACAAGCACAACTGGCACGTCAAGATTTCCATTATCACGGCAGACGACCACAAAGCAAAAGCGATGGAAAAAGGCGTTCCCAGCTCCACCGCCCGCCTTAAGGCTATCTCAAACCTTGCAAAGGCAGGGATTCATGTTACGTTGCGTCTGCGACCTTTTATTATCGGCGTAAGCAACGATTGGAAGGAGCTTATCACGAAGGCGGCAGAGGCCGGAGCTGATTCCGTTACTACTGAATTCTTCTGCATGGAGAGCAGAGCTGACGCGGAATTAAAAGCCCGCTACGCGGCCATGAGCAAGGTTTGCGGGTTTGATATTCACTCCTTCTACATGAAGAACAGCAAGCAGAACGGGTACAAACGGCTTTCCCGAAAGATTAAGGCCCCGATTATCCGAGAAATGCGAGACTACACGCACAAGCTCGGATTGCGGTTCCATGTGTCGGACGCTTTCTGCCGGGAGTGTAACGACGCTTGTAATTGTTGCGGCGTTCCTCCCGAGTGGAATGTGAGTCAGGGGGGGCAGATTGGGCAGGCCATTATCATTGCGCGGACGAAGGGCGAAGTCAGATTTTCGGATATCAAGCCGGAGATTTACAAGTTTTTCAACGGGTTCAGATGGGCCAGCGCACAGGAATACAACACCGGGAGCAACAAAGCCCGTGCCCTTAAGTACGATATGACGATGGCAGAGTTCCTTCGGAACAACTGGAACAACGTCAAAGGAGCGACAAGCCCCGCGAATGGTTACGGCGGCATTTTGAAGCCTTGCGGCGTTGATGAAAATGGAGATGTCATTTACAAATACAATGGCAAGTAGGAGCCAATAGCAAGAGGGGGAAGGAGGCTTGAAGAAAACAGATAGTGCCTACCCTTGGGAACGCCAACCGGGGGAGACAGAAAAAGCCTACGAGGCGTTCTCGATTTACAAAAATTTCGGTCCGGGGCGGCAGGTTATAGCCGTAGCGCGAACGTTACAAAAAAGTTACACTCTTGTCCGTAGGTGGAGGAAACAATACGGCTGGGAGGAAAGAGTCGCGGCGTACGACCGGGAAAACGACCGCAAGGAGCAGTTGGAAGTCCAAAAAGCCCGAAAAAAGATGATTGAACGCCATATCAAAATAGGCACATCTATTCAAGGCAAAGCCTTACAGGCGTTGGAGAAAATGAAGCCGGAGGAAATGAAGCCTGCGGACATACGGGAATTTTTGCGGTTCGGCACGATGTTAGAGAGCGAAAACAGGCAGAAGCAGGATAATAAGCAGGCAGGGAGTGAGCAGAACACGGCCCTCCTGCTGGCAGAGATTTTGGAAAAGGCATGGGGGAACGATAAAGACGATGGCGGCGAATGTTGAGGAATTTGCACAGCAAATGAAGCGGTACATTACAGATCCGGCGGCGTTTGTTGTCAACGTTTTGGACGCGCACCCGGACAAGTGGCAAGAAGAAGCCTTGCAGGCCATTGGGACAAAGCCCCGGATTTCTGTAAGGTCAGGACACGGCGTAGGGAAAACGGCTTTCGAGGCTTGGTGTGTGAGCTGGTTTCTGTTTACGCGGCCTTATCCGAAAATTCCATGCACGGCCCCGACTCAACAGCAGTTATTTGACATACTGTGGCCGGAGATTTCAAAGTGGCTGAAACGTTCCCCGTTACTGGACGAGCTTTTCGAGTGGCAAAAGACGAAGGTTACAATGCGGGCAATGCCTGAAAGGTGGTTCGCCACCGCAAGGACAGCCAGCAAGCCTGAAAATATGGCAGGTTTCCACGAAGAACATTTGCTATTTATCTGTGACGAGGCCAGCGGCATTGACGACGGGATTTACGAGACCATCGAAGGCGCGCTGACGACCTCGGACGCGAAGTTGATTCTTTGCGGCAACCCGACGAAGAATAGCGGCGTGTTTAAGCGGTCATTCTTCGAGGATAGAGATTTGTATTGGACGAAGCGCGTTTCCTGCATGGACGCGGCCCGCGTATCTGACGAATACAGCCAGCGACTCATTAAGCAATACGGCATGGATTCAGACGTTGTCCGGGTTCGTGTTCTCGGGGAGTTCCCGAAGGCAGAGCCGGACGGCCTTATCCCTCTTGAACTTGTGGAAGCCGCTATGATGAGGGACGCGGAAACAGACGTAGACGCGGACGTCATGCTCGATGTGGGCGCGGATATAGCGCGATTCGGCGACGATGAAACGATTATCGTGCCACGGATAGGGAGCAAGGTACTCGGATTGTTTCACTTCACAAAGCAGGATCTAATGACCACCTGCGGCAAGCTGTTGAACATCACGAAGGGCATGATGAAGGACTATGCAAAGCCTTTCGCTACTATTCGCGTCGATGATGACGGCGTGGGCGGCGGCGTCACAGACCGATTGAGGGAGGTTATTCTTCAGGACGGTCTAAACATTGATGTGGTGGCCTGCCACAACGGCGGCAGAGCCAACGACAAGGAGCATTATGCAAACTGGGTAACAGAGCAATGGTGTGGACTTAAACAACGCCTTGTAGACGGGGATATTTCCTTGCCACAGGACGACGAACTCGCGGCGCAGTTATCCACCCGCAAATATTCCGTGAACAGCCGCGACCAAATCATTTTGGAGGATAAAAAGAGCTACAAAAAGAGGATACACCGCTCGCCTGACCGGGCAGACGCTTTAGTGCTTGCCTTCGCGAACGGGGGCGAGACAGATCCAGGACTGGCGGCGTTATTAGGAGGGGTAAAGCTGTATGGATAATATTTTTAGTCGCTGGCTGACAAAGGCACAGGGCGAAATGAGCCGCCTTAGAACGGCGAATTGGTTTTTCAATGTCCGAAATATGTATTCGGCCCCATATTCTTTGAATATCGCGGGGCACGTCGATTACAAGCGGGCGCGGGACTTATATTACAATCGGGACGACAAGTACAAGCTGGGAGCAGGTTTCGCGAAGCCTATCATAAATACGCTCGCGGGCTTTATGGGCATACCGACGTTCCAATGCGAAGATGAAAAGGCGCAAGAGGCCCTTGACGCATTTGTGAAGGATTTGCCGAGCGTTATGCAGAGGGTACACCAAAAGAACCTCATTGACGGCGAGTGCTTTCTACGACTGGTTAATCTCCCGGCAGACACCACCCTTTACCCGGAGAACAACACAAAGACGCGGCTGGGGTGCGTTATTATCCCGCCCGAACAGATACCGACCGGGGGCATAGAGTACAACCCGGTTACGCACGACTACACAGCCGTGACAATCTTGACCAAAAACAAATGGATTGACCAAAACGGCGACAGCCAGGAATACACTTTCCGACAGCGCATTACGAAAACAGAGGTTACGACCATTGTTGACGGCAACGCGCCGGAAGGCGTAGAGAGCACGCAAGAGGCAAATCCTTGGGGATTTATTCCGATTGTTCATTTCCGCAATGAGGCCGATGAAACAGAGCTTCACGGGTACAGTGAATTAGAGCCTATTGAGCCATTTCTTAAGGCTTATCACGATGTTATGATTCACGCCATAAGCGGCAGTAAAATGCACAGCACACCGAAGGTTGCTTTCAAGCTGGAAGACGTCAAGCAGTTCTTGGCCAACAATTTCCCGGAGGCAATAAAGGCCATTGCCGAGGGCAGGGAAGCCAAAATCGACATGAACGGGAAGGATCTATTCCTGCTTAAGGCCGATGAAGACGCAAACTTCATTGAGTGCAATTCCGCTATCGGGGACACATCAACCCTTTTGGAATTTATCTTTTATTGCATTATCGACACTTCGGAAGTGCCGGAGTTTGCCTTTGGCGTTCACATTGCCAGTTCGCAGGCCAGCACCAAAGAGCAAAGCCCGATACTTTGCCGGAGGATTGACCGCAAGAGGGAACAGGTCGAGGAAGGCTGGCAGTTATTTGCCCGCATGGCCTTAGCTATGTTATCCAGCGTCACAGGCACTAGGTTTTCCTCTTATGGGAACGAGGTTACTTGGGACGCGGTTATGGACAAGGACGAACAAGCCGACGCACAGACGCTTTATAACGTTGTGCAGGCCCTTACAATGGCTATGGGGAGCAATATCATTTCGGCAGAGAGCGCGGTTAACTACCTTGCTGGATATATTTCCACCATGAAAGAGTGGGAAGGCAAGAACGGCGAATCGGGCGAAAAGGAACGCATTGAGGCAAGCCGCCTTTTGAACCAGCCTATTGAGGAAGCCTTCACACAGCAACAGCAGATGGAGGAAATTGACCGGGAATTAGGAGGCAATGAATGAGTAGCCGGGAGCTGGCAGAAATAAAAGCCACGGCGGGCAGGTACAAAATACAGGCATTGGAGAGCAGGAAGAAGCTCCTTCGAGCTTTAGCGACGACCGACCGCCATATAGCGAGGGTTTACAACAACGCCTTGCAACGTGTTCTTGCGGCTTATCAAGCCAACAGGGGCATTGAGTCCCTCCTTGAAGCCATTGACGAGGATTTCAAGGGGAGTATTCTTTTCGATGATTTACGCCTTGAGATTGAGAACGCCATAAGCACTGGGGCGGCGGCTGGAATAAACTTCTCAGAGTACGTCTCTTTGGACGTTCTGCGGGCGGCAGGGATTGAAACGGCCCCTATGCTAAAGAGCTTTTATTTCCAGCGACAGAGGGCAGTTGCGGCCTGTTATGCGAAGATTTACAAGGACGGGCTGACAATCTCCAATCGAATATGGCGGATCTCGCAGGAAACGCGGGATAGTATGAAGGCGATTGTTCAAGTCGGAGTTGGGGAGGACGCTGTCAAAGTCGCACGGGCCTTGGAAACCTATGTTAATCAGGGGGCGGCGGTTACGTCGGCAAAGTTCCCAAACATGATGAGGCGCATGGGGAGCCGAATACCTCAGAATATCGACTACAACGCCTTGCGGCTGGCAAGAACAGAGCTTACGGCGGCATACGGCGAAGCTACCATAGCGTCAGCAAAGGCCAGTCCAGCCATAAAGAAGGTTCGTTGGGTATTGTCCAACACGCACCCCCGGACAGACATTTGCGACCAGTACGCGCACGGCGGGGAGAACGGCGACGGCATATACAACGCAGGGGATTGCCCTATTTCTCCAGCGCACCCGAATTGCCTATGCACGATTCAACCAGCCCCGGAGGATATTGACAGCCTCATCAAACGACTCAAGGAATGGAAGAAGGAGCCGAGCAGTCAGAAGGATATAGAGAAATGGTACAACTCACATTACAAGCCTTTCGAGGGGTAAGAGCTATGATGAAAAAGTGGAGAGAGTTTTGTTTCATAGCGCGGGACGTTTTCGTCATTGTCGCGTGTTGCATTATGTTGCTGTATTGGGCATTTATCGACAGGGTAAATGCTTTTTTTACGGGCAAAATTCAACGAAAGGAGGTGAGCAAAGATGGCTAAGAGTAGATTTATTGCACTCAGGGCGAACATATCTGGCGAAATGGCGGTAGACGATATTCCTGTTGCTGGCTGGGCAGACGTTGACGCGCTTAAGGCCGGGGACGATGATCCGCTGGAAGTCGTTATGGCAGTACCAGCAGGAAAGAGCACCCGCGGCTGGAACTACACCGCGAACGCGCTTAACAGCATTGTTGGCGAAGTAAACAGCGTTGGCCTGCCAGGCTTTTTGGGACACCAAAAGGCAGAGAATGTCGCTACCGAGTTCCCGCAACCTGTCACGCATTGGATAGGGGCGAAGATGGATAAGGGCGTTGCGTATTTCCGTGGCCTTATCGACAAGTCAGCCCCGGATCTAAAACGCTGGGTGCGGGGGAAAGCAGTTTCACAGGTTTCTATTTACGGCTACCCACAGTTGGAGCAGAACGCGGTCACAGGGGAAACAGACGTCACAGACTACAAAGGACTGTCAATCGACTGGACTCCTCTTAACCGGGCAGGAATGCCAACGAGTGTTGCGGCTATAAGCGGGGAAATGGACAGCATTTCAGCCCCAACAGCAGATACGAGCCATGAGGAATTGCGAGAGGCATTGCGAAGCGCGGCCTACACGAAGCTGGGAGGCGGCGACCGCGATTACGTTTATGTAAATTCTGTCTATGACGGGTATTTCATTGCAAGTATGGACAAGGACGGCGAAAGCAAGTCCCGGTCATACAAGATAACCTATTCTAAGGCCCCGGACGGCAAAGAGCTTTTATTGGGCGAGCCTTCCGAGGTTAAGCGCAGGGAAGTGTGGGAACCTGTCATAGCAGGGGAGCAGAAAGGAGCAGAAACAGGCATGAAGAAAGAACTGAAAGACCTGCTGGACGCAGGCACTATCACGCAGGACGACCTGAAAGCGGCTTGCGGGGAAATGGACAACGGCAAACAGCCGGAGAACGCGCCTAACGCCTTTGAGAAGGCTTGCGGCGAAATGTTCGGAGGCAAGACCGGGAATGAGCTGATGGAGGCCGTGAAGGGCGCGGCAGAGGCATTGAACAAAGCCAATGCAAAGAGCGTGGACGACCTTATCGACAAGACGGTCAAAGAGAAGGTTTGCGGCGAAATGGCGCAGGGCCTTGTCAAGAAGATGTTGCGCCTGCCGGAGAACCCGACCGCTGAACAGATTTCCGGCGAGATTGACAGCGTTCTTGCGGATAACACGGTCAAGGCCGTATTGGCGCAGGCACACATCGACACCGTTCCTCCGGCAGGAAGCACGGGCGAAGGCAACAACGAGAATAGCTCCGGCTATTTCACGACCGCTACCGCGGCATTATAAGAAGGGAGAGAACAAACAATGGCATATATTGGACAGCCGATTCCGAGTACAGTCACCCATATTTCCTCGCTTAAGGTAAGCGACGGCAAGAGCGTAAACGTTACGGTCCCCAGCGGGACGGCCATCGAAGCGGGCAAGTTCTATCAGTTCAGCGGCTTTTTCGGGGCAGTTCTGAAAACTGTCACGGCGGCGCAGAACACCGCTGGCGTCGAAGTTGCCTTGCAGTTGGAGCCGTGCGAGTATGTTACGGATCAGATTGACACCACAAAGACCTTCAGCAAGGGTTCGGAGCTGTATTTCGACACTACGAACGGCGTATTTACCGACACCAGCGCGGCAGGGCTTTTGGTCGTTGGCAAGGTTTCCGAGGCAAAGGACGAAGCCAACACGATTCAGTTTATCCGCTATCCGCAGATTACCACCGTTCCGGCGGCGGCAACCAGCGGTACGGAGTGATTAAGGCGAAGGAGGAATTAAATTATGAATATCGTATCCCAGGAAACTATGATGGAGGCGCGCCGGAACTATACCGGGACTTCTAAAGTGCCTTTTGTCTGCAATGGTCAGACCGAGTTTGCCGAGAAGAAGATCGTCAACGGCGAAATGGAGATCATGAAATTCAACAAGCCCATCGGCGAAATGATTTCTTACGGCGGTTCCAACGTAAGCAAAGAACTTCTGCGTAAAGTCGTTCTTGATGTAGAGCTGGGCCGCGAGGAAGTACAGCCGCTTTACAAGCCTATCTACGACACGATTTCCGACGCAAACCTGCCGGAAGTTCTTGACGCAAAGTGGGCTATGCGCGGCGCGTGCGTATTCTCTCAGAGCTTCGAGGGTTCCGAGGTTAAGTTCGGTACTATCGAGGCAGAGAACGGCCCTACCGCCCGCATTAACACCTACACCGCTGGTTTCGAGTATACGAAGCAGATTAAGGACTTTAACCAGTCTTTCCAGGTCGAAATGCTCAACAAAGCTATGGGCGAAGCCTATAACGCCTTGCTGAACCACCTGCATTTTGCTCCGATTCTCACGGCGACCTACGGCACGAACAACAAGACTGCTTGGAAGGGCACGAACAACGACGGCGCGCCTTTCGTTGGCCTGTATAACACCTTGAAAGAGGGCTTGAAACAGACCGTTATCAAGAAGCGTCCTGCAACCGTCCTGCTGGCCAGCAAAGCGAACCAGCCGGATATTGAGCAGGCCCTCCGCGGCGGTTATACCTTTGGCGGCACGACTCTCCCGCCTCTTTCCGGCATTAGCACCATCATCTACTACGATGGCTGGACGCAGACTGTCGGCAAGAAGGTTACGACCTATGCAGGCGTTCCGACCAACAAGGCGTACCTCATTCGCCCGAAACGCGGCTTCAAAGAACTGCTCAAGCAGGATCTGCGCATTGAGGCGAACGCTGGCGACCTTACCCGCCTTGTTGAACAGCAGATTGTCGGTTACGCTTACCGTGGCGTATTTGCGGCCATCGACGAGAACGTTCAGGAGCTGACCATCACGGGCTGATGATGGAAGGAGGCAGGCCGCATGATTATTACGGACGAAGCCGTCCGAAAGGTTCGTAGGTATTTGAACGAGGTTATCCCGGCTGACGGACAGGCCAGCGATACGGGATTCAGCGAGCAGGACATTGCAGACCTTCTCACAGACTCGTCGAATATTTACGCGGCGGCGGCACAAGGCTGGCGGTTAAAAGCCGCTACGGCCTCACAACAGCCGGGAGAGCTCAAGAAGTACACCATAGGGCAGGAAACTTACGAGCGCACAACAGGGAGTGACTACGCGGCTTACTGTCTCGATATGGCGAAAATGTACGATGATATGGCGGCAAAGGCTGACAACACAGCTAGTAGCCGCGTTCTCTCGTTGCGGAGGCCTAGAGTGATATGAATTTCGCGGAGCAAAGGAAAAAGGACGTTGCTTTTACTATTGCCGAGAACCCTACGGAAATAACTATCGAACGCACATTAAAAACCCCGGCTGGGGGAGGGCGCAAGATTGAGAAGTCTACAGTTGGTCCCTTTACCGTCCGGATCTTTAATCAGGCCGGTAAACAAATGGCGGTTAAAATTGTTTCGGGGACGGCAGGAACCAAAGACGAAGATGAAACGTGGGCCTTTTTGGCAGATTCCGAAGCCGATATACAAGCAGGGCCGAATGTTACAGACGAATTTACCATCAACGGGATTCGATTCCGGGTAACAATGGCTATACCGCGCTATTGGCAAGGGCAGAGGACAAGCATAGACGGCACTTTGAAGGTGGTGGGCTGAAATGTTTTGTGACGGCGTTAGGGACGCGATTCAGAGAGAGAGGGCGATGGCCGTCCTCGTCTGCGAGAATGTCGCGGCAACGATGGAAAGGCACGCTAAAGATAATGCACCATGGAAAGACCGCACCGCACACGCACGACAGAGCATTAACGGCAAAAGCACCGCGAATGGCAACACCGTTACAATGACGATTGCGCACGGCGTAAGGTATGGGCAGTATTTGGAAAGGGGGACACCCCCGCACATTATCAAGCCCAAAAACAAAAAGGCGTTATTCTGGAATGGAGCAAGCCACCCGGTCAAGATGGTACACCACCCCGGAACAGAGCCACACGCGGCGATCGTTCCGGCTGCAGAGGAAGGGGCGGCAAAGCTCAGGCAAGCCATTAGCGAATTGTGGGGAGGTTGATTGTTTTGCGGGAAATTATAAGGCAAGCCCTTATTGACGGCGTTCCCGAGGTTGAAGGGCGTGTTTTTGAGCCGTGGGTGGCGACCGCCGATACAGAAAAGCCGTATTTGGTAGTGCGGGAAACAGCCGAAAGCGACAACGTCGAGTGGGCAGGGTTCCGGGGCCGGATTGAGGTTTGGCCTTATGTGGAGCTGGAAAGCCTTTCAGTCGTTGACTCGCTCGCAAAAGAGATTAACGAAGCCTTACACATGAAGTTTTTGGCTGACGGCGAGGGCGAAGCAATTACCTGCATTGCTGACGGCATGGGGGAAGATATTTCGGATATGGATTGGGACGCGCTAACGCGGTGCGTCTCTTTTTATACCCTTGCTATCCAGCCCACAGAAACACGCGGCACGGCAGATAACGATCCTTGGGTAGACGCGCTTGTCTCATGGACGCAGGATTTACTAGGGAAAGGTTACGAGGTTTACGGCGGGAAGATTCCAGGCACATACCAGCGGCCAGCGGTTTTATGGAGGCTGGACAACTTGGAGATTACGGACGCAGGCGCATACGCTTTTGACGTTCAGAAGAAGGTTGCCTGCCATGTGTTCGGCAGAAACGCGGTTGAGGAAACAAATATCGCCGTTTTGATTTCAGAGCACATGGGGAGTCAGTATAAAATACCGCTGAAAATCGCTGAGAGGCGTTTTATGACGCTTCAAGACCTTAACGTAAGTCTTTATACGGATTCAATGAAACAAGGCCATCTGAGGGCGATTTTGAGCCGCAAGACGCAAAAGCCACAAGAGGAAGTTGCGCTCATACAGGGATTTAGTTCACAGGGGATTTTGAACAGGAAAGGAGACCATGACAATGGCAGATAACGAAAAAGCCACCACGGCTACGGCAAAAGAACCCGTCGTAGCTTGCAAGTATACGGTGGAGGAACTCAAAGAGGCGGCTTTCGACCTGTTTGGAGACGGGCCGCACGTTGTTGACGGTGCTTTTTGCGGCAAGGATTTGACCGCGACTTACACCGTCAGGGAAGCAAAAGAGTTTGTGGAGGCATTTCTCCACAAACCTGTGGTAGACAAAAAGGAGGACAAGTAATATGGCAGGCGGCGAATGGGAGATCACAGACCTCCCGAAACTTCCGGGACTTTATATGAACTTCAAGGCGGCGGCCTTGGCGGCAGTTACTACGGGCGACCGGGGAACCGTCGTAGTACCGTACAAAGCCCATTGGGGCAAGATTGGCGGCTTTACGGAGCTGTACCGTGAGACGGACATTTTGAATGTGTTTGGCAGTATCGAGGATTCCAACGGCAGTACATTCTACAAAACGCTTAGAATGTGTTGCTTGGGCGGGCCTAAGAAGATTCTCGGCTATCGTCTCGCTAGTAGCGCGGCGGCAAAGGCCACGCTCACGCTGAAAGACGCAGAGAACGCGGACAAAGTAACCCTTTCCGCAAAGTACGAAGGCGAACGCGGCAACGGCTTCAGGGCAACTCTGGCGGCCAGTCTCACGGACGAAGGCGTTTACACGCTGAAATTGTACGAGGACACGACACTCCTTAAGACTTACAGTTTCACGACGTGGCAGGGCCTTGTGGACACCGTGAACGCGGACAACAGCTACGTCACGGCGGCAAAGGCGGCGGCAAATACGGATCTTTCCGGCAACACGTTCAAGCCGACTACTTCGGCGGCTTTCTCCGGCGGCAACTCCGGCATTACGGGCGTTACGGCGGCAGATTATATCGCTATGCTGAATGTGTTGGAGCAGGAAACGTTCAATTTCCTCACGCTGGACGGCGTTACCGACGCTTCCATTCAGACTTCCGTTGCCTCTTGGGTTATCAATATGCGCAAGAACGGCAAAAAGATTATGGCCATCATGGGCGGTAGTGCGGCAGACGACACCGGGGACGAAGCAGTTGCAAACACCATTGCACGCTCCGCAGGTTTCAACCATGAGGGCATTATCAACGTCGGCGTCGGCGTAGTACTGGACGACGTTTCTTACTGCTCCGCAGAAGTTGCACCTTACGTTGCGGGCCTTATCGCAGGTCAGAAGATGACCGAAAGCACCACCTATGCGGCAACATCTTTCGATGATGTTACTCGTCGTTGGAGAGGCGGCAGAAGTTCCGAGCAGGAAAAGGCCGTGACTAACGGCGTGTTCCTGTTTATCTATGACGGCAGAATTGTAAAGGTGTTGCAGGGCATTAACACCCTCATTACGCTCCGTCAGAAGCAGAATAACGCCTTCAAGAAGATCCGTAGCATTCGCACGATGGACGCCATAGACAGCGATATGCAGAAAACCGCCGAGGATAACTACATCGGCAAGATTAACAACATCGTAGAGGGCAGAGAGGCCCTTGTCGGTGCTTGCAAGCAGTACATGGAAGTTTGCGCTCAGGGCGGCATTATCGAGAAGGGGACTTACGACGTATATTGCGATCCGACTTACCACGGCGCAAACGCCACCATTACCCCGGAGCCGGATCAGGTTTTCCTCAAGTGGGAAGCGCAGATTACGGACGTTGTCGAGAAAATTTTCTCGGATTTCGTTTGCAAGTAAGGGAGGATTAAACAGCTATGAAAGAAGATTTCAAGATGGACTTGCAGTTATTTGCCAGCGGTGCGGGATTCGATTCCGTCCGGGCAGTAGTTGGAACGTTCGGTTACATCTACAAAGAAGGCAAGTGGCTTAGCCAGTACAACAAATGTCAGGCGAGCGTTGAGATTGGCAAGGCCGAAATTAAGCCCGCTGGCGACCGCTGGATTCGTCACAAGGTTATTTCCTTGAAGGGCACGGGCAGTATTTCCGGTTATAAGGTTACGGACGAACTTCTCGAAGAAGTTTCTGTCGTAGCCCACAGCGACAAGCCTTCTATGCGTACAGAGCTTATCGTGACGCTGGACGACCCGGAGGCTTGGGGTGCAGAGCGCATTCGTTTGCAGAATGTTATGTTTGATAACATCGACATTGCAAACTGGGAGCACTCGAAGGAGATTGAGGAAGAATGGAAGTTTACCTTTGAAGGGTACGAACTTCTCGACATTATCAAAGAGTAAAAAGAAAACGGAGGCTAAAAGACTATGGCAACTAAGGACATTCAGAACGAGATTGACGAGGAAATGCAGGAAGCGGATATTATCGCAAAGCTGATGGCGGCAGACCCGGACAACGTTCCGACTATGGTTATTCCGCTGGCACGTTTGGGGATTCCTGTTACGCTTAAGGCCCTCACGGGCAAGCAGGTTTCCCGCACCCGCGATCGCCACACGCAGACCATCAAGACCAAAAATGGCCCTGTTGACAAGCTGGATTCCGAGGCGTTCGGGATTGCCCTTATTGCGGCGTCCAGCGTGAAACCGAATTGGAACGACGCGAAATTGCTTGAAAAGTTCAAGGCGTCCAGCGCGAACGAGGTTATTAAGCGTCTTTTGCTTGCGGGCGAAATTCAGTTGCTTAGCGACGCGGTTCTTGAAGTTTCCGGCTATAATCTGTCCCTTGATGATGTAAAAAACTGATTGCGGGCGGGAGTAACATTTTATCGTTACTCCATGCCCTTAGTGTCAGACGGCACATCACACCGGGACAATTCTTTGCTATGCCAGCGATGGAGCAGAAATTTATGATTTGCTCCATCTTGGTAGAGCTCGAAGCAGACGACGTGGTTATGAAAAAGATAGAGGCACAAAGAAATGGCTAGTGAAAAGGAATTTTACCGCTTAAACCTTGTCCTCGATATGCAGGACAAGCTGACCAGCAGACTTTCGCGGGTAGACGGCAAAGTCAAGCAAGTAGAAAACAGCTTTAAGCGGACAGAGCGAGCCGTAGGAAGCCTCGGCAATGCGAGAGCAGAACCGAGGGTAACGGCGATGGTTGAAGAAGCAGAGCAGAACTTGAACCGGGTTGAGCGGGCTATCCGAAAGATTGACAGCTTATTCGCAAGGGCTAAAATCGGAGCAGAGGACAAAACTCAGGGCAAGACGCAACAGGTACAGAGCAGGTTACGATCACTCACAAACAAGGCTTGGACGGTTACGCTGGCATTAAAAGACAATGTCAGCGGCAAATTGTCAAGCATAAAGAACGGCCTGTCCTCTCCTATGGCGGCTATGGGCTTGGGCGCGGCGACAATGGGCGCGGGCGGCTTTCTGATTGATAGCGCGCAAAAGGCTATGGATTTCAGCTATCAGATTTCCAACATTCAGGCGTTGACAAACAAGACGCAGGAAGAATTGGCAGGCGTTAAGCAAAAGGCCCTTGACCTTGGCGCGGCGACGCAATTCTCCTCTACAGAAGCGGCGCAGGGCATGACGGAACTGTTAAAGGCAGGCATGACCATTGAGCAGGTTATGAACGGCGCGGCAGACGCGGCCTTGAACTTGGCGGCGGCTGGCGAATTGTCTTTGCCGGAGGCGGCTGAAATTATGTCCACGGCTATGAACTCTTTCGGACTTGAGAACGCGGCTCACGCGGCTGACATTTTGGCCGGGGCGGCGAACGCTTCCGCTACGGACGTTCACGAAATGAAATACGCCTTGGCAAGTGTGGCCTCGGTTGCGTCTGCTGTTGGTATGAGTTTTGACGACACCAACACGGCCTTGGCAGTATTCGCCAGCAAGGGCCTAAAAGGTTCGGACGCAGGTACATCACTAAAGACGATGCTAATGCGGTTACAGCCGGAAACCAAAGCGCAGTATCAAGCCTTTGAAAAATTGGGCTTGTTGACCGAACAGGGAACAAGCAAATTTTACGATGCCGAAGGCCGCATGAAGTCTTTGGCAGAAATTGCGGATTTGTTAAGCACCAGCATGAGCGGCTTGACGCAGATGGAACAGCAGTCGTTACTTTCCACGATGTTTGGCACAGACGCTATTCGAGGCGGCGCAATTCTCACGAAATTGGGCGGCAAGGGTGTTCGCGATATGGCTGGGGCCATGACAGAGTACACGGCGGCAGAAGTGGCGCAGAAGAAGTGGGATAACGCGAAAGGCGACCTTGTCCGCTTACAGTCAGCTTTTCAGAATTTCCAGGTGCAAGCATTAGCACCGCTCGAACCCGCCATAAGCAAAGTTGCGAAGGGGTTATCCGACTTCTTTAGTGGCAATGTCGAAGGCGCGGCAGGGAGCATGGAAAACCTTTCAAACCGGATTGTCGGATTTATGGAAAGCCTTGAGAACGACGAACAATTTCAGGCTATGGATTGGGGCGACAAGATTGTTTACGTCCTAGACAAGATGATTGCGGCGGTTGATGAATGGGTAAGCGGATCTGGCGGTCAGCAGTTCGGAAAGGTTCTTGAAAAGCTCGCGGAAATTGGCATGAGGGCTTTTATGGCCGCGCTTTTCGGATTGTTCAAGGGAGCAATGAAAAACCTGTTTGAAGGCAACTTCATAGGGGCGGCAGGGCTTGGCCTTGGCTTTACGATGTTAGGCGGCGGGAAGGTTCTCGGAGGCCTCGCAAGAGGCGCAAGGGCGGTCGGTCAATTTGCATTAGGAGGCGAAAGAGCCGGGGCGGTTTTCAACGACGCAAGAGCACTCGCGCAGGAAAGTGGCCGGGGCAGAATTATGTCCATGGTTGACGCGGCGCGGTTCACAGTCGAAACAAGCCCCATAGGCAGGGCAGTCGCCGGCATTGCAGAAAGCCCGGCGGCAAGGGCGGTCGGCAAATTCGTCGGTAAGGCGGCGGCCCCGATTGCGGCAGTTACGGACGCTTATGACCTTGCTACCAGCGATAACAAAGGCGAAAAGGCCGGAGCTATTGCGGGCCATTGGGCAGGGGCGGCACTCGGAGCGAAAGCGGGCGCGGCAGGCGGTGCTACTATCGGCGCGGCGTTTGGCGGCATTGGAGCGGCCCCCGGTGCGGCTATCGGCGGTGCTTTAGGTGGCATTGCAGGATTTTTCGGCGGCGACAAAGTTGGCGGCATGATTGGCGACTTTATGAGCAAGTTTGATTTCGCGCCTATCAAAGAGAAGGCCGCGAATACGTTCAACGGACTCAAAGAGCAAGCCGGAGCCATGTTCGAGGGAGCGAAAGAGAGAGCCGCAAAGGCCCTTGATTTTTCAGCAACCATCGACGTGGCAAAAGATAAATTCGCCAGCATGAAGGAAAGCATAGCGCAGACCTTCACGGCAGAAAATATCGGATTTGCTATCGGCTATGCGCTGGAACGTCTTTCGATGTTACCCGACGAAGCAGAGCAGTACCTTACGCAGTTAGAGCAGGACATAGAGACATCTATTTCCAATGCTATAACAGGCGCAGGGGTATGGTTCGATCAACTTGTCAGCGACGCGGGGAATTATTTCAACCAGCTTGTCACAGACGCAGGTACTTGGTTAAGCGGCCTGCCGGACGCTGTCAGCACATGGTACGAGCAGACCAAAGCAAGCGCAGTACAGCGGCTGGGAGAAATGGCAGACGAAACCTCGAAGTGGTTTTCAGAGTTGCCGGGGAGAGCTGAGCAGGGGTTAAGTAACCTTCTTTCGACTGTCTCTAATTGGTGTTCCAATATTGTTTCCGATGTTCGGAACTGGTTCAGTCAGATTCCGGGTATTATCGCGAACGCTTTCGACTCGGCGGCGTCGGCGGTTCGTAGCAAATGGGAAGCCCTCAAAGAGTCTGCAAGTAACTTTTCTTTCGGATTCGGCGCGGGACAAGCCGCGGCTCACAGAGGATTTGCAAACGGCGGTTTCGTGAACCGGGCAGAGACGGTCAACGTCGCAGAAGGGAACAGACTCGAAGCCATTATTCCCTTAGATCCGGCAATGAGGGCTAGGGGCGTTTCCTTGTGGCAACAGGCAGGTGCTTTACTCGGCATGAATACAGCCGATGTAGGAGGCGAGCAGGTTACACAGTCGCTTACGCAACAATTTGCACAAGCGACGACAAAAGACACCACCGCAAACGTTGGTAGCGGCGTATTCCAGCAGGTTGCGCAAATGTTGCAGAACGGCGGCGGGCAGGTTATCCCGACTATGTCCTCATTCCAGCCAGCTATGGCGGGGGCGGCAGGATTCAGCGCGGGCGGCAGTTCCGACAACGGCGGCGGTAGCAACAGCAACAGTTTCAACTTTAGCGGCATGAGCGTTTCCTTCGGGAACAACATGAGCGAAGAAGATATGGCCGTAGCTATCGGCAAGCGGATCTTTGCCGAAATTAAACAGAGTTTCGAGAATAGGGGGTGAGTATTTATGTTTGGAGGCATAGGGCTTTCAAATTACAGAGTTAAGGACGCTTTTACAACAGGCGTTCTTAATGGGCAGGGACTTGCGAGCATAGCCGGAGGACTTCTCAATGAGGCCCTTGGCCTCAGCACGTTTGTCAATACCGTAAATTGTTATGTCATTGACCAGCAGACGGGCATAGAACTTCAACTCCCTGTCAACCCGGAGAAAATCAAGGTTAGGTGGGGGAGAAAGACCGAGACTGTCAACATTTTGAACCTTGGCGAAGTAGACTTTACCACAGGCGACAAACTGACAGAGGTTTCTTTCGAGAGCTTTTTCCCGGCGCAGTATGTTCCAACGTATTGCGTCATGGCAACACCACCGACGCCTGACAGCGCGAACGCAGTTATGAACGCTTGGAAAAGTCGATTCCAGGAGCCGAAGAAGGGCCTTAAGGATCCGATACAGCTTATTATTACGGGGGCGCAGGATATAAATATGCTGTGCTTGTTATCTTCTTATGAGTCTGATGAGCACGGCGGCGAGCCGGGGGACATTTATTACAAAGCCACCTTTCGAGAGTGGAGAGAGATAAACGTCCGCAAGGAGTCAGAGGAAAAGCAAAATCCCCGCGTTAATATGCAACCCCGGCCTACATTGGTAAAAATGCCAATGGGCGTCGGCGGGATTTTCGGGCAGGACGAGGCATTATGGAAAATTGCCAAAGGCAATTTAGGGAGTGGCGCAAAGTGGAAAACGCTTGCGGGTAGCGTAGTAGGGGGCGCGGTTCGGTTATGATTCAACCGGGAGTATGCAAATACGATGTTATTCTGCAAGACAAGTATTACTTGCGGGAATGTATTCAGAGTATCGAGCTTGAAGATAGGCTTGACGAAATAGCATATTGTGCGAAGGTAAAGCTGGCAGTTCCGGGAGATCAATTCACGGGACTGCCTAAAATATTGCCGGGAATGGAAATAAGAGTCAGCGGCACAAAGTTCGGGGAAGATAAATATTCGTATATTATCCAGCCGGGCGTGGTGTGGACTGTCGATATCGAGAACCGGGCAAGGCGTAACTGGAATTTGACCATTTACGACCGAACAATTTACCTCGCAAAAAGCAAAGATGAGTTTCTTTTCAAAGAAGGGGAGACAGCCACAGACCGCATAAAGAAAATTTGCGGGCAATGGAATATCCCTATTGCGAGCCTTCCTAACACCGGGCAGGCACTCGCGAAGGAAGCCAGCCGCGTAAGCCCTATATGGAGCATTATGAAAAAAGCCCTTGTGGAGACAGGGAGCAAAAGCGGTAAACTGTATACCGTCAGAATGCAACCGAACGGCCTAGAGCTTTTCGAGATTGGTTCAAACAAAGATGTTTGGGTATTTGAGTTTGGGGCGAACTTGCGGACAGTATCGCAAAGGCAGACGCTTGACGGGGCCTGCACAAAGGTAAAGGTGCTGGGGAAGAAGTCAAAAGACAGTTTATCCCCGGTTTCCTCTACGGCGACCGCTGACACGGACAAGTACGGAACCATACAAGAGATTATCCAAGACGAAAAAGCCATAGACGCGGGCACAGCTAACCAAAAAGCAGAAAACACGCTTGGCGGGATTCAGGAAGTTGTCAAAGTCGAGGCGATTGACATCAACACCATACGCAAGGGTGACAAGGTTATCGTGCAAGGCTGGGAAGATGGGTTATACGTTATCAGCGTCCGGCACGAGCTTGGAAGCCCCGGAAAAATGCAAATGGAGCTTGCGCCTTTGAACTATATCCGAAGGAGGTATTTCCGTGAAAGATAACCCTTTCAAACAGCTTGCAGGCCTCCTTGACGACCAAATGAAGAATAGGGCCGAGCAAGGCATTAAAGGCCAATGGAGCCAGCACGAACTTGGGACGATTGTTTCGGGGCTGGGATTGAAGTTAGACAATTTCGCCCATGTTATCTACGACTATCAGGTCAACCGGGTACTGACTCTTGCGGAGCCGGATTTCACGAATACGGAGCCTGTTGGGGGCGGTAGCGGTTATGCGGAGTTTCAGACGCACGACCACCCGGTCATTACCCCGCAACAGCTTTTGCCGCTTCATGTAGGCGACCGGGTATTAGTTGCGCCTGTCGATAACGGGCAGACTTTCGTCGTGGAATGCGTAATTGTTCCGGGGCCGGGAGGCGGTTGATTATGGCTGAAAATTTATTTCCTACGGTTGGTGTGGAGGCGGCAGAATTTGACGACGAAGATACGGCGGCGAACGGCGACGCTACATACGGTTCAACCGTGCAATTTGATTTTGAAAAACATGAGTTTATTCTTTCCCCCACAGGAAAGCAAAAGGAAGTAGAAAACGGTGACGCTTGGGGCGAATGGTGTGTAAAAGCACTATGTACGGAGAGATTCAATTACCTCATTTACGATTCAAACTACGGGGAGGAAATAGATACCCTGTTAGGGCAGAGCCGCCCGCATGAAGTTATTGAGTCGGAAATAAAACGTATGGTAAAAGAATGTTTGATGTGTGACGCAAGAACAGCCAGCGTCAGCGAGTTTGCTTTTCAATGGGTGGAAGATGGCATTATTTTTTCCTGTCGTATTACAAATACGCTGGGGGACGATATGACTTTAACAAGGAAGGTGGTGCGATAATGTATGAGTACAGAGAACCCGGATTATTTGAAGGAGGCCGATACCACAGAAGAAGCCATAAGAGACCGACTTTTAAGCAACGTTACAGACGGCGTGGACAAGAGTCAAGGCTCGTATGTATGGGACGCGCACGCGCCCGTAGCTATTGAGCTTGTATTTGTTGCTATGGCTTTACAGAAGGCACTTAAGCTGGGGTTTGCGGAAACGACCGATATTGACCACCTTACCATGAGGGCCAGCGAACACGGCGTACAACGAAAAGAAGCAACCTACGCAACAGGGACAATTCACATCGTTGGTACACCGGGGACAATTATCCCGCTGGGATTCAGGCTTGCCACAGAGGCCGACGCTGATATTGGAGTTGAAAGCGTGTTCTTTGAAACCACGGCAGAGGTTACTTTGCCAGCAGGGGGCGCGGCAGATATTCCAATAAAGGCCACAGAGGCAGGCAAGGCCGGGAATGTAGCGGCTGGGTGCATTGTGGTATTAGCGCAAAGCAGGGACGGCGTGACGAGCGTCACGAACCCCACAGCCACCACAGGCGGGACAGAGAAAGAAGATTATGAGTCCCTCCTTTCCCGGTATTTGACCAAAGTAAGAAACCCCGGCACGTCGGGGAACGCGGACGACTACCAGCAATGGGCGTTGAGTGTTCCGGGCGTTGGCGGGGCTCATGTCAAGCCGTTGTGGGCGGGGGAGGGGACTGTCAAGGTTATTATCATTGACGAGAACAAAGAACCTGCAAACGCGGATCTTGTTGCGGCGGTTCAAAATTATCTTATGGTTGACGCGGGCTCAGGGGATAGGAAAGCCCCCATAGGGGCCACGGTTACAGTAGCTCCGGCAACCATTGTGACCATTGATGTGGAAGCCGCAGTCATTTTAGGACAGGGCGAAGCATTAGCGACGGTTCAAGAGGCTTTTGAGACCGCATTGAAAACCTACCTCCGGCGAATTGCATTTCAGGTGGGGACGATTCGCTACGCGCGCATAGGAGCAACCTTGCTGGATATTGACGGCGTAGTTGATTACAGCAGTCTTAAGGTCAACGGGGAGGAAGATAATATTTCTGTCGGCAACGAAGATGTTGCCATATTGGGGACGGTGACGCTCCATGCCGAATAATTTAACCAGGTTCGAGGAAATGATGAGCTTTTTGCCTTGGTATTATCAAGACAGCAAAATCATGAACGGGATCATGCAAGGAGACGCAAAAGAGGTTGAGGCTATACGAGAGAAGATCCTTTTCATATTGTCTCAATATTATGTGGACACCGCGACCGAATACGGGCTTAACCTTTGGGAAAGGGAGCTGGGTATAACCCCCAGCGAAGGAGCGAGCAAAGAACTGCGACGGGCACAAATTAAGGCCAAACTTCAAATGACCACGATCATGACACCGAAACAGATTGAGAGCATTGCAAACCTGTTTACGAAGGAGGGCCTAGCAACAGTTTCGGAAGTCCCGAAAAGTTATCATTTCCATGTAAAGGTTCCTTACACGGATCTAAAATGGCCGAAGGAACTTAAGGAGGCCATTGAGAAGGCAAAGCCAGCGCACCTTGGGTACGATGTTATTTTGTCGTGGGGGCGGCGTTTCTTCTTGAATTGCGCCGGAGGCGTTATTAAAACGACAATTCCGGGCGAGACTTGGACGGAGACACAGAACCATATCATATTTGACAACGGCCTAAACGGGGCCGGAGAGACGGAAACCATTACCCACACCGACACCACAGAAACACAGCATAAAAGCTATTTGTTTAGTTCCGGCACGATGAACGGACGCTTAAACCTCAACGACTCCGGGGACTTTTCCCGCAAGGAAAGAGACGTAGGCGGCGACATTACAGAGAGCTGGCTCGTGTTTACGGGTGGGCGCACCAATTCACGAGCTTCCCCACGGCTCAATGACGCACCCACAAAGCAGGAAAGCAAGACCTACCATGTAGCGGATTGGAGAGAGGTTATCAGCCGACACGGCAAGGCCCTCAACGCGGCAGGGGGCGGCAAGGAAAAGATCTGGACAACCACAGAAACCCACACGACAGCAGAGCGCAGATATAAGCGGCCTGCTCCTTACTATGCCTTGAATAAGGCGGGCAATGTTACAGTTACCCGGAAGGATGTCGGGGAAGATGTGGAGATTCAGGAAATTATCTTTACCGGGGGCACGCTTAACGGCGGCACTCCCCAGCACCACACCGAACAGCACACAGCCACAAAGACCACCCGCTACGTCGTATTCACGGCGGCAGGGCGGCTCAATGCGAAGAAGGCCCCGACCTTGAACGGCTCCCAATCGGAGACACGGACAGAGTCGCGGGAGATTCAGACGGAAAAGGCATACGTCACGTTCGCAGGCGGCACGCTTAACGGTGGCCTTATGAATAACAGGGCGGCACACACCACCCGGACGCAGGTTATCCATATTCCGAAATGGCGTGATGTTGTCAAGCGGGGCGGAGCAACCACCCTCAATGCGGTCAAGCACCACAGCTACACGGTAGAGATTCAGCATAGTACACCCGGCAGGATTGAAAAGAAGTTCTCCCCGAAACGGGGCACGCTCCTAAACAATCATGCGGTGCTGGGTTACATGACACTTTAAGGAGGATTGAAAGACAATGAGTGAAAACATCGTCAGATATGCGGGAGACAGTACCACCCGCGAACTTTGGGAGAATGGCCCCACGGCGGCAACAGGCTTTTCCCGCGTGTTAAGCCCGCAACAGCGCAATTTTTCCATGGTGGCCTTCCAGCAAGCAAAGCCCTTGCTGGATTCCGAGCTTAATCTGACTCAGCAGTTACAGAATAAGCTCCGGGCCGATATTGTCCGTACACTTCTTAAGCCGGGCGTTATCAGCATGAGCGTAACGGCAGACGTTACCGACAAGAAGAACTGCCTGCGGATCTCAAACGCGCTTGCCAATATTAACGGCTGGTTCATTCAGATGTATGGGCAGAACCGTAGCGATACGGCCTCAGATATTATCTTTTCGGCGGCTCCCTACAACGGCACGAGAGAGGATTTAGCCTTCCTCGAAGCGTGGTTTGAGGAAGTGGCCCCGACAGGTTCCCCGGAGGACGACTCCGAGAACGTCTACAAATACGGCGGCGTTAATTCCGGCACGGTAGCCAATGACATTCTGGACGCTACCGCCGAAGATGAAACCACACGACGGATTCAGCTCCGCTGGAACATTCGCACCGTTACCGATGTGAATTTCACGAACTACCCGAACGGCGTAAACAACAGTGACCGAGTCAAGGCCAGAGGCGGCAGTTCCGACGACACCAGCTACGCATTTACCGGCGTAGGCGACGGCCTTTATCGGGCAGGGGACGGCTCCAGCGCGGCTTGCACGGCCCTGCATTGCGTAGACGGCTATGTGTACTGCATTCCGCTTTTCCGTGCCCACAGACGCAATCAGACGGCCTACGACGCAAGCGAGAACCCCTACGGCGCACCCGCTTATAACTCCGGCGTTACGATTCCTACGGGATTGTATCACGATGTTATTGCGGCTCAGGACATCTACCTGCTTTACCCGGTGGCCACGGCCTACCAGCAGGACGGCGACAAGGAAAGCGACAATGCCGTCATGGCAGAGCTTTTCCAGCAGGTACACCAGCAGGCGGCAGAGCTGGAAGCATGGAAGAACCAGCGCATTCAGCAAGGTACGGCGACCATTTCCAACAAGTTCGTTATCGCCGGGGCTGTAGTCAATGCCATTGCGGGCACGCGTAACGTCAAGGTTACAAAGACCGGGACTTACGTGGCAGGAAACTATTCCCTCCTTTATGTTGACGGGCATATCATTTCCATCAACGACACGCAGGACAGCGTCGCGGCGGTCCCGACCAACGACACCGATTCGAGCAAAGTTTACTATGCTTACATCGACGGAACCGGGGAGAACTACACCGTGAATGTGGCGGCAAGCGTTCCTGACGGAAAGCTGGGACTTTACCGTATTACGGTCCCGGCAGGGGATAGCGCGGCAAACCTCAATTCCGTAACCTTCACGGATATTCGCCGTGTAGAAAGCCATTACCGCAACTATTACGAGACTTTGCCGAGCGTTCAGGTCAGCCTGCCTGTTGCGGCTATTGGCACGGATTACGGCGTTTGTCTCGAAGTGGAAAGCACGGCACGCAACCGGGCAACGACTTTGGAAGTCACGCAGAAAACGACGAACTATTTCGTAGTTACCAGCCGGGGCGAGGCCGATAACATTTCCTTCCGCTGGACGATGAACCAGCCGAAGGCGTAAAAGGAGGTAACAGTCAGATGTTTGTAACAAAGGTCAATCCGTATTGGGCTAGATGGCAGAAAAAGACCTACGTCCCCTACGGCGTAGAAGGTTCCGTATTGTTCTTTGGCAAGGGCGAAAACACAGTAAGTATCGACCTTGAGGCAGAACAGCAGGACGGCGCAGTCACGTTTCAGATCAATCAGGACTACAACGGGAATTTGATTGTCGGGGAAGGGCCGCTGGCGGTGGCTTACCTTGAGATTCCTGCAGAAAAGACTCAGCTCGTGGACACCGGGGAAGTGAACGAGAAGAACGAGCCCGTTATGAAGGTTGAGAAAATCCCGGTTGACGTGGATAATTGCAGTCTGACGCTTTATCCATTGCAGGCCCCGATTGAGAACAACACCGAAGGCAATATGTGAAAGGTTGAAAGGAGATTATAAACCATGGAAAGTTTCATCATTGACAAAGACAGAAAAGCTATCGAGCACGCTTCCGGCGGCAAAATGACCTTGCTTTACGATAATGCAGGCAACCCTTCCGTGATGTGCGTCATTCCGAAGTTTAATTTGGAAGATGTTGACGCAGACCTGGGGACGGGCGTACACCCCGCTTTTATTGTCCATGGCCGCGAAGTGCCGGAGATCTTCATCAGTAAATATCAGAACGTCATCAAGGCGGGCAAGGCTTATTCCATTGCTCATGAAGATCCGAAAGCCTATATCGATTTCGACAGCGCGAAAGTCGCTTGCGACGCAAAGGGCCGGGGCTGGCACATTATGAACCGGGCAGAATGGGGAGCTATTGCCTTGTGGTGCAAAGCGAACGGCTTTATGCCGCGTGGTAATACGAACTACGGCAAAGCCTACGACGCTACGCATGAGCACGGCGTTATGGGAGGCGACAGCAGAACGCTGACCGGCTCCGGCCCCCAGAGCTGGAACCACGACAACACCCCGTACGGCATTAGCGACCTTTGTGGCAACGTTTGGGAGTGGAACGACGGCCTGAAAATCATCGACGGCAGGATTTATGTCCACGGCGAAGATGGCGCGGCGATGAACAATTTCGACACCGCCAATGTTGAGAACGGCACGACGGGCTGGATTAACACCGGGGCTTTTTATATGGGCGACGGTATGAAGGTAGGTGCAAGCCGGACGAACGCAAAAGCCTATGATGGCAACTTCAAAGACCTTGCGGCGAATACGGGCTTTACGGTTCCCTCTTATCTCAAAGCGTTGGGTGCTTTCCCGACCTCCGGCAATACAACGGACGATCATTTATGGTGCAATACTGAAGGCGAACGTATCCCGATCTCGGGTGGCCATTGGGGCGACGGCTCGTATGCGGGCCTGTTTGCGCTGCGTTTGAGCAGCGTTCGCTCGTACTCGTCCGGCTACATCGGTTTCCGCTCCGCTTATATTGCGATTTGACCTTTGAATCTTGTGTTTTGCGGGGGCGGGCGAGAGCCCGTCCCTAAAATTTAAGAAAAGGACTGACCTAAAATAACGACACTAACAATTATCACGAAAGCAAATGACCTAATGGACGAAGTGCACGATGCAATAACACAATATCCAAAGTCGGAAAAATTTTCTTTAGGACAGGAAACGAAAAATTCCATGCTGACCTTTTACAAGTTGATTGTGACTGCGGCGAAGAAGTACCACAAGAAAACGACTTTAAGGGACGCAGATGTGGAATTATTTACCTTAAAGAATTTTATTCGCATGGGGCATAGTAGAAGATATATGAATACAAAACGCTACGAGCGATTATCGCGGGCAATCGAAGAATTAGGGCGTATGCTTGGCGGCTGGATAAAAGCCACCGAAAAGGCATAATGTAAAAATATATCTTTGTGGGGAATAACTGTTAAACGTATCCCGATCTCGGGTGGCAATTGGAACAACGGCTCGAATGCGGGCCTGTTTGCGCTGAATTTGAACAACGTTCGCTCGAACTCGAACAGCAACATCGGTTTCCGCTCCGCTTTACTTCAACTCGTCAGAAGGTATAACTTCAAGGAGTTATATCCAGTACATGAAGTATAAAGGAGTTATTCTCCCCTAATTGCAGGAAGTAAAATAATGCAATTAAAAAATAAAAACGGAACGATACAGTTAGTAGCTGACCGCGAAAGATGTATCGTTGTTTTATTTTTTCGGTAAACTCATTTGGTAGACTCATAAAAGGAATGGTTAATTCATGAAACGATACAACAATATTTATAGCAAAATTTACGACTTTGAAAATTTGTATTTAGCATATCTTGAAGCCAGGAAAGGCAAAAGATACAGACACGATGTTATGCGGTTCACAGCGAACCTTGAAGAAAATCTTATAACGATTCAAAACGAACTCATTTACAAGACCTATAAAGTAGGCAGGTACAATGAGTTTTTCGTTCACGATCCAAAGAAACGACTTATCATGTCCCTGCCATTCCGGGACAGAGTCGTTCAATGGGCGATATACAGACAGTTGAACCCGCTATTTGACAAGAGATATATTTCGACCTCCTACGGGTGCAGGAACGGCGGCGGTGCGCATAGAGCCGTAAAGAAGCTGAAAGAATACCTGCGGGCCCAGCCGGGGATGGCCTACGTTTTAAAGATGGACGTGAGTAAGTATTTCTATCGTATCAACCACGATATTCTCATGGGAATATTGCGAAGCATGATAAAGGACGAGGATTTACTTTGGCTATTAGGCACGATAATAAATAGTGACCATGATTTTGGGATTGAGGTAGACGATTGGGACTACACCGGGGAAAGGCTTTCTAATGTTGGTATGCCGATTGGAAATTTATCTAGTCAGATGTTTGCTAATCTTTATCTCAACGAGGCAGACCATTTCGCAAAACAGGTTTTAGGGTGTAAGCATTATATTCGTTATATGGACGATATTGTTATTGTGGACACAGACAAGAAAAGATTGCGGGAAGTCTTGAAGAAAATGGACGACTTTCTTACTTTCCATCTTGCCTTAAAACTCAATAATAAAACGTGTATCAGGACAGAGACACAAGGCGTTGACTTCTGCGGTTATCGGGTATGGAGAACTCACATCAGATTACGAAAGAAGTCAGCACTCAAAATGAAGAAGCATATAAAGTTTTTGCAAAGGGAGTTTTCGAGAGGAAGGATAAAGGCTGACAGATTCAGGAATAGCCTAATGAGTTATTTAGGCATGATGAGCCATTGCGATTCCTTCTCCTTGAAAAACAAACTTATGCAGAATGTTTTACTCACGAAAGGAGGTGGAAAGCATGAGAAATAAAATCGTGGTAATGGCATTGGCCGTGATGTTCCTCTTACCGTCATTTTGTTTTGCTGGTGGTATTCAGCAGGATAAGGCGGCACACATTGGAGCCAGCGCGGCGGTAGGGATTATCCTTGCACAGAATAAGCCATTCTGCAAGTGGAAACCTTGGCAGAGGGCTTTATTCAATATCGCCGTTATTGGCGGCGGAAAAGAGTGGTACGACCATAACCACCCCGGCAGACATTCTGCTGATTGGGGAGATATTGCGGCAGACGCAATAGGGGCCGTAGGGGCCGAAGGTATGGTGTGGCTTTACCATAAGTCATTCTAACGCTGCAGGCGAGATTACAGGATACAGAGAGAAGGGGTAAATATTGGAATGGATACAGATGGCGGCCGAGGCGACGGTAGTTATGAGCTTCGTTGCCGGGGTGGTTTCAAAGATTGCGATTTCCCCGCTTATCAATGTCATGCGAAGCCTGCAAGCGTCGGTAGACAAATTGAGCGAGGATCTCAAAGAAGAAAGAGAATTGCGGGTAGGGCTGCAGCTCCGCATGATTGCGATTGAAGAACGGGGCAAGAGCAACACCCATAGATTGAACAAGCTGGAAGGGGTAAGCGACCATGAGTAAGCTATTAACCACCGACTTTGTAGTCGGCGTGTTTCTGGGCGTTTCCTTGGTTACTTGTGTAGTGCTGGGGCAGTCTGACCTTGCGGGGCAGATTGCTTCCGGGCTTACAGGTTTCCTTGGCAGGGCCGCCCTTGAGCAGAGACACAACACCTAACCCACAAAGAGGAAAGCGCGGGAGATTAAAGGAGGACAGATGAATGGTTTAGCATGGAAAGAGCTTTACGATGCCTTTGCCTCTTTTGCGTATATCGCAAGGCGGCAGGGCTTTTATATTGGGTGGATTGAGGAAATGGAGCACAGCCTTTTCGACATGTGTCCCTATCCGAGAAGCTATAAACCGAACTGGCGAAAGGAGAAGTTCAAATGATGAAGGTTATTGACATTAGCGCATGGCAGGAGAATGTGGACTGGCAGGCCGTCAAAGACGCAGGCATTGAGGGCGTTATTCTCAAGCTCGGCGAACATTCCAACCTTGATGAAATGTTCGTAGACCATGTGAATAAAGCAGTAGAATACGGCATTAAGTTTGGCGTATATTATTTCGCTCATGCTTGCACGTATGACGAGGCCGTGGACGAGGCCGATCAGGTAGCGGCATGGCTGGAAGAATATCTTCGGGGCGAAACCCCGGAGCTGGGGATTTGGTACGACGCAGAAAGCAAGCGTATGCTGAACGGCGATGTTACCGAATGTTGCCGGGCCTTTATCAACCGCCTTACGGATTATGGCCACCAGTACAACGGCGTTTATTCGTCTTGGAGCTGGTTCAGCGCAGAAGGTTCGCATTATATCCGTATCGAGGATTTGCCGGATTACACCCCGTATTGGGTAGCCAACTATGGCAACGGCAACACGTTTGAGGCGGCCAGCCGGGATTACCTCAAAGAGGAATACCCGAACAACATCATTCGTATGCACCAGTTTACGGATAATCTTGCAGGATTCGGATTTGACGCAAACATCTATTACGATGATTGAGTTGAGTTAAAAGTTAATTGAATTAAAAACGAGTTAGGGAGGAATTAAACATGACTATTGAGGAAATTAAGAACGAGATTGTAACCCACATCGACGAGTTTATCACGCCTGAAATGAAGGCCGAAGGTGTTAAGTTTCTGCGGAACGAAGTTCTCCCCTATGTCAAGGAAGTATTGCAGACTGCCCTCGGAAAGGTAGAGAAACAGGCGGCCGACGAGAAAGGCTGGTGCTATTTCCGGGATAAGTATTTCTATCCGAACTTTTCCCGTGTCATGCTTTATGCAGTTGACAAGGTCCTCGGCAAGATGGAAGCGGCGGCCACCGCTGAATTGACGAAAGGAAGTGACGCTCCGGCTCAGCAGTCGGGGCAGGAGTAAGTCGGAATGATGGGGCTGGGGATTTGCATTTCCCCGGCCTTTGTTGTATCTGGGAGGAAGGTGTGATGATGAATGCGGCGGATATTTTGTTTACTGTTATTCTCAGTATTATTGCTTTTGCCGGTGGCTGGTTCCTGCAAAGATTCTTCAACCACGACGACGTACACGATAACGGCGGAACAGCTCAGCAGGTTAGAGACGAACTTGACAGCGTTGAAGCAGGACAACGAGAAGCTCAGGACGCTATACAATCAGTCACAGCAGGACTTGACGATAGCGAAAGAGCAGTCGGAGACATTGCAGAAACAGGTGGCCAGCTTACAGAGTCAATTAGCAACGCTCAAAGCTCAATCGCAGAAGGCCAACAGCTCATTGACGACAGCGGGCGAAGGATTGCAGAATGTGAAAACATTATACGAGAAGTCAGAGAGGGAGCACATAAGGACTGAAAAGCGGCTACGAACACAGCGGAACGCTTGGGAGCTTGTGGCCGGGGGCCTCCTTCTTTATCTTGCATTTTGACTACGGCGGGCGAGGATCTATTCCTTGCCCGCTTTTTGTGTTTTGCATAAAAATATAGTAAACCTGTAAAATACTTATGATTTTACTATTTTTATGCTTTACATTTAATTATTGCAGGTATATAATTGAATCAAGATAAAGGACAAGTTCACAGTAGATGGACAAATAAAGGAGGAGACCACCATGAAGCGCGTTTGTTACGAAGAATACACCCGGATCTTTAGAGAGTTCGTAAGAACTCACGGCGAATACACCGAACGTTCCGAGCACGAGTACAGCACCACCTACAAGACTCTCGGTTTCAAAGATGGGGCCGTATGGTACGAATACACCCGCGACAACAATGGTCGCACCGAGTTTTGGAACACCGAGGACAGTGAAAGCCGCTACATCGACGAAAAGGGAAGCGGCGAATGGGTTAAGTTGGGTATGCGGTACAACCTCAACGAGACTTATTCAGCGAGCTATCGTTTCGCACAGTTCTTTATTTCAAGCACCGGGCAGTACATGAAAGTTTGGTTGTCAAGCAACTGGAACTCCAGCTACGACAAAACCGAATACTACTTCATGGGAAACATCGACGAACCCTTTAGCGTCATTGACCATTATGTAAAATAAAGGAGGCACACATCATGGAATACTTACGGATTGAAGCACAAAGACAGGCCTACGGCCCTGACGACCTTAAGCGCAAGACTATGACCGTAGGGGAGCTTAAGAGACTTCTCGAAGATTTCGACGAAGATTTACCTGTCATTCTCTCACACGACAACGGGTACACCTACGGAAGCATTTCCGACGACGGCATTTCCGAAGATTACTACGCTGACGAAGTTGAGGATTCCTACGGCGAAGGAAGTGAATGAGTCGAAACAGGGCTTCGGCCTTGTCTGCCGGGATTGACCGCCCGGTACTGATGAGACAGGTTTTTATGAGAAGGAGGATTCAATTTATGAACGCTTACGAAGAAAAGATTGAACGTCGCCGGGAATACTACGAGAGGAAGGCGGCAGAGGCCACCGCGGCCAGCAAGGCTGAATTCCAGTCCTTCCGCAGTATGGCAGAGGTTATCCCGATGGGCCAGCCGATCTTAGTTGGACACCACAGCGAGCGCGGGGACAGGGCCTACCGGGGGCGCATGGAACGTCACATGGAAAAGAGCGTACAGCTCAACGACAAGGCCGAATATTATCGGCAGAAAGCAGAGGCAGTCGGCACAGGCGGCATTAGCGGTTACGATCCGGACGCTATCGCGAAGCTAGAAGAAAAGCTGGAAGGGCTTAAGGCCAGTCAGGAAAAGGCAAAGGCGGCAAACAAAGCCCTCCGGCTAAAGGACACCACAAAGGGAGATGAACGCCTCCGGGAACAGGGTTACACCGATGAAGAAATTAAGAAGCTCCGCACCCCGGATTGCTTCGGGTGTATCGGTTACGCACCTTATGTACTTTCTAACAATAACGCGAATATTCGCCGGATCGAAAAGCGTATTGAGCAGTTGAAGGCGGCGAAGGAGCACGAAGGAGAGGAAAAGGAAACTGACCTGTATAAATATTCGATTGAGGAAGGCAGGGTACAGTTCGTATTTGACGGAAAGCCGGAGCCAGCCGTCAGAAACATTCTCAAAGGCAACCACTTCAAATGGAGCCCGTCACGCGGCGCGTGGGTACGGCAGGCAACAGCCAACGGCAGATACGCGGCAAAGTGCGTTATGAAGGAATTGGACGAAATGGAGGCATTTGACAATGAGTGAGAAGGAATTTAAGCCCTTTAGCGGGTGGCACGAATTTGCAGAGGCGACCGGGAAACGTGGTTACGAAGATTATGCGAAGCCGAACGACGAAGTTGACCGGGAAACCTACGACCACTTTCTGAATATCCTGCCGCCCGCCACTATGGGCCGGGGATATTTTCAGGTAGGGGAAGCCTATGACAGCGTTGAGATTGATGGCAAGTGGAGACAGACCTACATGACGTTCTTGAAGGAGGGGGACAAGTATTATTTTCTTGGGGACTTGCCAGCCGGGTACATTCGGGAGCCTAGCGGGAAGGTTCACAGATTCAGAGGCCATTTGATATAATACGGGTAGAACCATCTAAGGGGGCAACGATATGACAGAAACAAAAGAACAGCCAAAAGGAAAGCGGGGGCGGCCTAGAGTCGCCCCGGAGGATAGGAACTGGCGGGAAGGCCATCAGATAAAAGCCTATCCACACGAATACGAGATTATCAAGCGTTTTATCCTTCTCGTAAGGAAGCACCCGGAACGTTGCGAGAAGGTTTTGGAGATCTTGGAAAGCTGGGAGGAAGGAGGCAAGGAGGAATGGTAGTAAAAGTAAAAAGGGCGTGCCCCTTTTGCGGGGAAATGGAAGTCGAAGTTTACGAACACCATGCCGAAGTGGCAGGATTGAAGTATGCGGCTTTTATCCCGAATGTACAGTTTGCGGGTGCAGGCTGA